CACAAAAGCTCTAAGAATGTGAGGAGATTAGAAATGGTTGACGAAAAACAACAGGAACAAACGCCTTTTGCCTCCGCAGCTACAAAAGCTCCGAAGTCTCCAGAAGATGCGAAGAAGTCCGGAGAGGGAACTGTCACCATGTCATTCCCTCGTCCAGTACGCTTAACTACAAGAAATGGCGTGGTTGATTTCCCCGCCGGTGTCATTGAAGTTCCTCAGCATCTCGCTGATGAACCATACCTTAAGCTGAGTGGAGCGAAGAAGCAAGAAAGCAAACCCGGCTGGCTTAGCAAGGTGAAGAAAAATGGCGGAACTCCAGGTGTCATGGGTGATAAAGATCTTCATTTCATGCAAGCCAGTGGTGTTCCAGTCACAGAACTCTCTGGTGCTCAAGGCTTCTACGATAGTCTTGATCCTGATGCACAGGAAGAGTACAGGGAAGATGTGGCCAAATGGGAGGACACACAAGATCAGGCCGCTCGCCAGACTCAGGTTCAGAATTACGAATCTGGCGCCCGTGAAGCTGCTCCTCCGAATCAAGAAGGCGCAGAACCGGGTCAACCTCCAAAGAGTCCCGCTGAGCTTGCAGGAGAGTCCAAGCCCAAAGGAAAATCGAAGGGCAAAGCTCGGACAGCCGACAACGAGGAAGAGGAGGATGAAGAAGAGGAAGAAGAAGAAGATACAACTTCCGCTAAATCGTTTCACGGTCTCCGGAGAAAGAAAAATAAGTAAGCGGGCATAGGGGCAGTAGTCGATCACTGCCCTACCTTTTCAGGAGTAGTTATGGACCCGAGCGTACCTCTCACTATCGATCAGTTTCGTACGGATCTTCCGCAATTCTCTGACAAGACTGTGTATCCAGACACTTCTCTTCAGATGTGGTTAGACTTCGGAAATCTTCTGTTGAATCCTCTTCGTTGGGGAGAGTTACTCAACTACGGTCTTGAACTATTCATGGCTCATAACCTATCACTACAAGCCTACAATACACTGAAAGGGGGAGGATCAGGCGGGATAACAGGTGTCACTCGAGGTCCTATCGAGTATGAGACTGTTGGTCCTATTAGTCTTGGATACAACACACAAGCAGTTGTTAACAAGGATGCCGGGTGGTGGAATTATACGATCTACGGCCAGCAATTCTGGTGGCTGGCAATGATGGTCGGCACTGGGCCGATACAGGTTGGCGCAGGGATGGATGTTGGTTACGGGTACATGGGCTATGGATATGGTGCAGCATGGCCAGGTCCTGTAACAGGAATGTACTGGTACAGATGAAGAACAAAGAAATATTGGTTAAGACTGAGCTTGCAGTAGATAACACTCCTGCTTTAGAGAAGATGATAGCAACTCTAGCCAAGTCGAAGGTTCATGTCGGGGTTGTTCCAGATAAGCTCGACCGTGTTCCCAATCGTATCAACAACGCAACCTTGGCATACATCCAAGACACCGGGAGTCCTTCATCAAATATTCCAGCTCGACCATTTATGATTCCCGGAGCTGAGAATGCCCGGGAAAAGAATCAAGTCATTTTGAGGCAGACAGCCAGAAAAACTTTGAGAGGAGATAAAGCAGCTATTGAGGATGGACTTAATGCAGTTGGAACTATTACCGCTGCTGCCATTCGCGCTAAAATATACACAGGTCCATTTGCTCCGTTGAGTTCCAAGACGAGAAGAAGAAAAAAAGGACGTGCATTAATCACCACCGGTCAAATGAGAAACTCGATAGGATATGTATTAGTGAAGGGGAAGTAAGATGCCACTGATGGATGTGAGTGCGGCATTAACTAATCCGTACACACTGGATTATTTTGATGTTATACGAAGGGCTCAACTGGTGAATACATCAGGCGAGGTAGGCATCCCCCAGCCTCAAACCTTCTCTCAGGTGGCCGGAGTTGTAGCTCCAGACAGTGCTCCTCGACTTCAGAGGAATCCAGAGGCTCAGATTGCCGGAAAAGTCCTAATGGTTTACACCAAGTTTGCTTTGCGCGGGCAGACTCAGGATGGAGTTCCGCAAGACTATCAGCCCGACCTGGTAATTTGGGGTGGTAATCAATTCGTTGTAGTTTCCGTTGATGACTACAGCAGGTACGGTACAGGTTTTGTTAAAGCTGTCTGTGAGATGATGGATATGAATGCCATTCCGGAGGTGACACAATGAGTAGCAGCAGTACCATTGGTTATCTCCAACCAATTCCCAGCTCTTTACCTCTTGAGGACATCTATCTACAGAGATTCCTGCAAGCTATCGTTGTGGGCATAACCGGAATGGATGGTAGATGGATATTCCAGAGAGTACAGCCGGATGGAGAACCGGCTAATATTCCAAACTTTGGAGTTGACTGGGCTGCTGTCGGCGAAATGAACCGTAGTCGTGATACGTTTCCTTTTGTCAGTGAAAACAGTGTATCACGTCTTGAGGTCTTAACAGTCTTATGTAGCTTCTACGGACCCAATGCTAAAAAGAATGCCGAGATACTTGTGATGGGTTTCGGTCTTGCTCAGAACCGTGAGTTTATGACAACTCAGGGCTATGCTTTTGTCTCCTGCGATGATTCAATAACTACGATGGACATGCACCATGAACGCTGGGTTCCAAGAGTTGATGTTCAATTTCATCTGCGTAGAGCTGTTACTTATCTCTATAATATTCTAAATCTTCTGGGTTCAACACTGTCAATCAATGCCGATGGAAACTCAGTAAACATAACGGTTCCACCACAGGATGCTCCACTTTTTGTTTGGGGCCCTCTTGGAAGTTTTACAGGCGGTTGGGGAACAGGTAACTGGACCCAAGGATAAGGAGCTTAATCATGTCTACTACTCCAGTAACACCAGCGTTACCGGTTTCACGTCTAATCAACGTCTCGGTTAATCTGACGCCGAGCGCAGCGCAATCTCAAAGTACCTCCACGCTCCTGATCCTCGGTTCAAGCTCTGTTATCGATGTCAAGAGTCGCCTGCGGCAATACACCAGTATTAACCAGGTTGCAGCTGATTTCGGTTCCAGTGCACCCGAATATCTTGCAGCCGTATTGTGGTTTGAACAATCTCCTCAGCCACCGCTACTTCTGATTGGTCGTTGGGCTCAAACCCCAACTCCTGGCAGGCTTTTCGGTGGTCCTGTGGGCTCACTTGGTTCCATTCAAGCCATTAGCCTTGGTGGGTTCACTATCACCATCGATGCGACTGTGAAGAATTTGGCGGCACTCAACTTCTCAGCAGCTTCAAGTTTCAATGCAGTTGCATCCATTATCCAGACAGGCCTCGGAGCTTCAGCTACCTGCGTCTACAACTCGGTTTATAACCGATTTGAGATTACCAGTGCAACAACCGGAGCTACGTCTCTGGTTTCATTTGCTACTCCTCCGGGTACTGGCACGGATGCCAGTCATGTTCTAGGCTTGGGGTCCACTGATGGCGGTTATCAGGCCAATGGCATGGTAGCAGAAACTGCTCTGGCTGCTGTAACCCTGTTTGATTCACAGTTTGGCCAGCAGTGGTATGCTGTTACGGTTCTCGGTGCTGTGACTGCTGATCATCAGGCCATTGCTCCATACATTGAGGCTGGTAATAACAAGCATCTTTATGGTGTTTCCACACTAGATGCCAACACACTGAATCCTGGTTCCATCACCGACGTTGCTTATCTACTCAGTCAGTTGAAGTTTAATAAGACAACCGTACAGTATAGCAGCTCGAATCCCTATGCTGTGGTGAGTTTGCTTGCTCGTATCCTGACTACAGATTACACCGCGAACAATTCGGTGATTACGTTGATGTATAAGCAGGAACCCGGTATCATCGCTGAAACTCTCAACACTACTCAGATCGCTGCAGTTGAAGCCAAGAACTGCAATGTTTTTGTGAACTATGACAACAGCACAGCTATCATTGAACCAGGAGTTGCTTCGAGCGGCCAATTCCTCGATACCGTCATTGGTACTGATGTTCTTGCCATCACCATACAGACTGCTCTCTATAATGATCTGTATACAACAACAACGAAGATCCCACAGACCGATGCCGGGATGCATATTCTTACTACGACTGTTGAGCAGGTATGTTCTCAGTTCGTACAAAACGGCCAACTGGCCCCCGGCATCTGGAATCAAGCTGGATTCGGAGCACTAGATCAGGGAGATTTCATGTCAAAAGGATATTATGTCTTTGCTCCTCCGATTAGTACCCAGAGCCAAGCTAACAGGAGCTCACGGATGTCAGTTCCCATTCAGGTAGCGGCGAAACTGGCGGGAGCTATACACACTGTCAATGTGATCGTAACTGTCAATCCTTAAGGAGAATTTAAATGCCACAACCACAATTTACTTACTCCTTCCTCGATGTACAGGCTACCCTGACCGGACCTGCCGGGACCGCCGTTCTGGGAAACAATTCAGGAGCTAGCGAGGAAGGTATCAGTGTTGAGCCAGTCGAGGAAAAAGATGTCATGCATATTGGGGCTGATGGCAGCGGAGCTCACAGTCTCCATGCAAGCAAAGCTGGAAAAGTTACAATCCGTTTGCTCAAGACATCGCCAACCAACATCCTTCTCACTGAGATGTATAATTTCCAGACAAGCAGTTCTCTGTTCCACGGCAGGAATATTCTGGTGATTACACACATTATCAATGGAGAAGTCTATACTTGCACCGGCGTGGCGTTTGCTCGTTTCGCTAACGACACCTACGCCAAAGATGCTGGCATTCGTGAATGGATATTCAATGCCATCGCCATTGAGCCGGGTGGAGGAATACTGAGGAATGTCTGATACCATAGTTGAAGTTGAGGGAGTGAATTATCGCATAGGTCGGTTGGGCGTCTTTGACCAGCTCCATGTTTCACGTCGTCTTGCTCCGCTGCTTGCCGGCCTTGAAGAAGCAGTCAAAGATGTGCCTGACCGGACACCGAAGAATGGGGACAAAGATTCCAATATTGATTTTTCTCAAATTGCTAAGGCGTTTGCCAGTATGAGTGATGATGATGTAGATTACATCGTCCACAAATGCCTCAGCGTTTGTCAGAGATCGGTTAAACCAGATGGGTGGGCTGCGGTACAGTCAAAGAGCGGAAAACTGATGTATGAAGATTTGACTCTCACCTCGCTTGTGGGACTCTCAATTAATGTGATTCAGGAGAATCTGTCGGATTTTTTTTCTATCAAGCAGCCAACTACAGACGCCAAGTAGATATTGATCTCGTTTCGATGAAAGGCCACGAGGATTGGGTTATGCGTCCTGTACTAGGTGGTCTGTGCAAGTATGAGTCTTTGTTGGACGGGACTCTCATGTTGGTTGATATTGCACGTATGAATGAAGCTCTTGATGTACAGGATGAGAATACAACGAGAATTAGGAAACACTTTGAGAAACGATAATGGCTGAAATCAACCTACAATCGTATTACATCTTCATAGGTTATAAGATCGATGAAGAGTCCTCCCGTAAGTATAAGGAGAACTTACGCGACACCAGAAATAAGATCATTGCTCTGGCGGAGGCAACTGTCGCAACAGCTGTAAAGATGGTTTCTAACCTGAACAACATAATAAACACTGTTAATGATCTCTACATTACCAGTCAAAAAACGGATACTCCGGTCAAGAACCTGGAAGCTTTAGAATATGCCTTCAAAAAGGTTGGGTTTGAAGCAAAGAATGCTGATAGTGCTTTAATCCAAATATCCAGTGGTCTCCGAGGTCCAGGGTTTGAAGCCTTAATTAGAGGCTTCGGTTTTGCAGTTAGTAAAGATAATGTTCAAAATCTCTTCAATGTTCTTGAGGGACTTAAGAAAGAAGCAGCTCTGAGCCCGGCTTTTGCCATGATAGCTGCTGGAAAAGCACAAACAGTTCTAGGTATTGATGAGCCGACCTTCCACGCTCTCATCCAGAATCTTGATGATCTTAAAAAGGCTTATATTGAACAACAAAAAGTAAGTCCGTATAGTGAGGCCAGAGCTAAGCAGATACATGAAGCAGCCATGAGAGTTGAAGAACTCAAGGAGAAGTGGCAAAACTTTATTACACTCACAACGGATAAGCTGATCCCTATCCTAGAAAAGGTTATGTACTGGCTTGAGGAGTTTATAAACTGGATAGTAAAACTCCATGATGAGACAGGAGGGTGGTCATCTGCAATTATCGCAATTGCGGTTGCTTTAGGAGGTTTAGCCGAAGCGATATCTCCTATAGTCATCTCTCTTGCTCTACTGTCAGGAGGTTTTAGTGCAGCGTCAGCATCTGCTATTGCAGCCGCCAGCGCATTCGGAACTTTTGTTCTTGCTGCTACTGCCCTAGCCGGAATAGCTGCCAGCGGTTATTTTATGAAGAAGGCTTGGGACTTCACTCAACTTGAGGGTGATGATCGTGAAAAAATGCATCTGCATCGACTTGAGTTGTTAAAAGGACAAGGTCGATTAGCCAAAGAAGATGAGCCGGTACTTGAGGCTCTTACCAGGAAATATAAGGGTACTCAAGCTCAACCAGGTTCACGTCAATCCATTCATGATTTTATCCGCCAGAAAGCTCAGGAGATGGGGATTGACCCAAATCTCGCTGCTGCCTTAGCTCATCAGGAATCCGGCTTCAATCCGTTTGCTATCAGTAAAGCCGGAGCTATGGGAATAATGCAGCTTATGCCCAAGACCGCTGCCGGTCTCGGAGTAACTAATCCATTCGATATTGAGCAGAATGTCACAGGAGGACTCAAGTATCTCAAACAGATGTTAGCTCTATATCCTGGGCATGAAGAATTAGCCGTTGCAGCTTACAACGCTGGTCCTGGCGCAGTTCATGGAAAAATTCCGAATATCCCCGAAACACAAGATTATGTCAAGCGCGTTGAACAATATAAACTCGGTGAACAGAAAGGAGCTCAAGTTACTCTTAGCCAGAAAACCGAAATCAACGTGAATGGTGCCGGGGACCCGAAAGCAGTAGCCGACCATGTGCTTGGTGGTCAAGACGATGTTAATGCTGATCTATTTCGCTACACACTGAACTTTGGTAATCAATGAGTAATGGAACTCAACCCGGAGTATTGTTTAAGAGGTATGCTACCTTGCTTGTGGGCAAGCAGGATGTAAACAACAGAGCGATTGACCTGTCTCAGTTGAGATTCAGGTTTAGAATCACGAACAATGATATTGATACTCCTAATATCTGTATTGTCAGAGTTTATAACCTCAAAGATCAGACAGTAAACAGGATCATCAATGAGTATACCAGCGTATCTCTGGATGCTGGATATGAGACCTATCACTCAATTATCTTTACTGGAAACATAAAAAGATTTGTTAAAGGAAAGGAAAACAACACCGACTCTTTTCTTGAGATTCAAGCCGGAGATACCGACTACGGATATGCTACTGGAGTAATCAATCGCACCTTTGCTGCGGAAACTACATTTCAGCAAGAGCTACAGGCCTATGCCAGTGCTATGGGAATTACGGTAGACCCATCATCTCTGCAATACGCAATGAAAAAATCTGGAGGAATTATTCCGAACCGCCGAGGCAAAGTAGTTATGGGCATGGCTCGAGATCAAGTAGGTGAGTTGTCTAAGCGTTTAAATGCTCACTGGAGTATCCAAAATGGAGTATTATTCCTTATTCCTCTTGATGGCTATTTGCCAGGAGAAATTTACAATATCAACTCACTTACAGGTATGATCGGGATACCACAAGCGACACTGGAAGGAATCAACGTGAGAGTTCTACTTGATCCTCGTATTCGCATTGGCAGACTCATTCATCTCAATGAGAAAGATATCACTCAGACGATGATTGAATCTTATGGGTTTCCAGCTTATAAGGCTCCTCCAGAACAATCTCTCATAGCTACTGCCGATAAAAATGGTTTATACAAAGTTCTGGTAGCCGAGCAATCTGGGGACACTCGAGGGCAAGAATGGTACACTGATCTTGTATGCCTAGCTCTTGATAATCTGCCTCAGCCAGTAAATCGAGGTGTTGAAAAATGAGTGATCTGAGTGTTAGTTTCGGCGGAGAGCAGCCAACTCTTCTTGAGAGGGATTATCAGACAGTCATCCTGAGACCTCAACGCAGTATTGGCAGTGATATCATTGCCGATTGTGTGCTCGAAGAAATTCATAGTGATGAGATGGAGATTACCCAACATCCTGTACAAGAAGGAACTACAATCTCTGATCACGCTTATAGGAGACCGACTGAGTTGACTTTGACTTATGTTTGGAGTGGAGGCGGGAGACAGAATATTGATCTCAGTACAGAGTTTCTTGTTGATACCTACACAATGATAAGACAAATTTATTCCGACAGAAATCCGCTTCGTGTGATCACCGGTAAAGCGACCTATAACAACATGATGATTCAGGGTATCAGCGTTACTACAGACAGAGCCAGCGAGAATGTGTTGATTGCCAGAATCACCTTGCAAGAACTGCTCGTGGCTACAGTCAGTACTTCTACTATGGCAGCTGACCCGTCTCATCAAACTCAACCCCAAAAGACAAACCCTGTAACCAATAAGGGAGCGGCAAATCTTGACCCGAGTGGTGGAATTATCTATAACCCATCTGTGGCTACTGTGCAGAATAGTACTAGATAAGGAGAAATTAAGTGGGAGTCGTAACTAATACCGTCACCGCGCCTGTACCGAATCAGAATGTAGCCCCAGGAGCCAATCTCAATGTCATCGCCTCTGGAAGTTCTACTACAGGGAATATTACTGGTTGGGAAGTCTTTCTCGACAATACCCGAGTTTATTCTATTTCTACTACCTCAGCCCCAGCTCTCAATGTCAATATCCTCATTCCAACCAGTACAGCTTTAGGAAATCACACTATCACGGTAAAGGCGTATGACGGGAGTGGTGCCCACACGGATAAACCTGTTACAATTGTGGTTGCTAACCCCGTAGCAGGAGTGGTGACTCTTACAGTGACCTCACCAGCTTCCGGAGCATCATTCGCTGTCAATGCACTTATAAACTATGCAGCCAATGCTACAACTACTGGAGGAGGAATCACTGGATGGGAGATCTGGTTCGATTCTGTCAGGATTTACACTCTTTCTGGATCAGGCCTGTCATCCATCAGTCAAAATCTTAGTTCACCGGCTGGAACTGTAGCCGGCTCTCACACCATCCTGTTCAAAGCTTGGGATAATACTGGAACTCTTAAAATGACCAGTGTTCCGATTACAATCACTGGTGCTGTAGTATTTTCTCCGGGATACCCTCCTTCTACCAAGCCAGTATCATCCTTCTCCACCCACAATGTTGCGATGTATTCAGGATACAACCAGACCAATTTTCCGGGTCTCTTTACTGGTACGACCAATCATGATGGAGTTAATATTGCGGTGAATCCGGCATTTGTGGATGACAGCGAAAATGCTGCTGCTCCGATGGTCATCAGCAAGGAAACAGTTCGCAATTACTTGGCTCTTAACCCTGATGGTTCTAGTGCATTTCCCGGACGTATTGGGATGCACTATCAAGCATGGTGGGGTCTTACGAGTCACCCCGCGATTGGCATGAGTGACTTAAATTCAACGGATGTCTTGAGACAGGTTCAGGACATGTATGACAGGGGTTATGATCTAGTAATCTTCGATTGGAATAGCCCAACTGTCACCACAGTTTGTAATGACGCCATTGTAGATCTGTTTGCCGCGGCTTGTAATACTGTGGGTCTCAATTTTGCGATCATGATTGACCAGCAATATTTTGCCCACAACGGATATACGACTGCGACCTATCAATCGGGTATCATCACAGGTATCAATCATCTGATGGATAGATATGCTTCTCATCCGAGATATGAACATTATACTTTGGCGGGATCATCACGTCCACTCATACTCTTATGGAATGTGGCATCAGTAGCCGGGGCAAATGTTGACTGGACAGCGGTAAGTGCAGCAGTCACCTCCCACGCGAATCCTCTACTTATTCACTATCAGGCTTCAGGTTTTACCGTAGCCAAATCCGACGGTTCTCTGGCATGGTTAAGTAGTTCTGCTGACAGTTCTTCTGACCCATCTGGTTCAAGTTATCTTACTAGCTCATTCTTTCCGGCTTGCTCCGCACACCCGAGTCAGATATGTCTAAGCTCTAACTGGAAAGGTTTCAATGGAACTTTGACCAGATCTACTTCTTGGTCTCTGGGCAAATATATCGATCAGAGAGCAGGTCAAACGTGGCTGGATGTCTGGCAAACCAACAGTGCTTACATATCAACTGGTGGCAGACTTGATTTCATCTGTACCATCACCGGAGATGATTTCCAGGAAGGTTCAGGAGTCATGTGCGGCATCCGCACTGATGTTGTTGTCGGTCTTCAAATGGTTGGCAATAACTTAATATTCACAGTCACCGGAAACACGAAAACCGTTCGTAGATACAATTTGTGGGGTTCAAGAGATGGTGTCACTGCTACACTTCTGTCAACTATGCTTCCCGGCGGTGCGACTCAGTTTGATTTGACCGCTCTTCCCGGATTGACAGTTTCCGGTCTTTACACCCTTTATCTTGAAGCTCAGGGTATGCCGAGTTTGCAGAATCATATGGCTCCTCAAACTCCGCAAAGACAGTTTACTCTGAATGCCGTTCCTCCTGCGGCACATCTGGCATCGGACTCAGTAGGTGGTATTGCTCCATTAACTGTGAACTTTGATGCCAGTCTATCCGTTGATAATGACAACTCAATCTCTAACTACCGTTTTGATTTCGGAGACGGTGCTACACAGTCTGGAACCGCAGCTGGAGCTCAGCATATCTATACGAATCCCGGAGTTTATACTTGTATCCTGACTGTGACAGATACAGCAGGTCTTACGGGAACCGATCAAGTCCAGTTATCCGTCACTGTGGTGATCGCTGGACCTCCTCCGTCACAGGTTGATATCACTCCCATTGTCACAGTACTGGTTTCTCAAACAGTAGTTGTCTATGAGATTCCGTTGAGTTCTGTTGCACAGAGTTTCACAATCACTTTAAATGGTGTTGAATACCTGTTTCTAGTCAGATGGAGTACCCAGACTGGACCTCAAGGAACTTGGATTTTGGATATCAAGGATACATCCAGCAATCCTATTCTATCCGGTATCCCTCTAGTGACAGGTACCGACTTGCTTGCTCCTTACGGGCATCTTAATATCGGCGGAGCTATCGAAGTGCAAACAGATGGTGACAACAAGGTTATACCCACTTATGATAGTCTTGGAAAAAATTCTCGCATGTTCTTTATTGTGACTCAGAATGGATGATTTATGGACCCGAGAGAAAGACTTAAAGATCCGATTGATGCCGTGAAATCAGCTTTGATAAACTGGCAGTCAGGGATATGGACTGCTCTTCCAGCCGTCATACAGGATTTTAATCAGCAAGGCGATGGGACCTGTACTGCTCAACCTACGATCCAGGTTGTTCAGAAGAATCCCGATGAGACTCTTGATGTTGTCAACCTGCCTCAACTTCTTAATGTTCCAGTTCTATTTCCCCGAGGCGGTTCATTTGTTCTGACTTTTCCAATCAATCCCGGAGATGAGGCTCTTATCATCTTTGCCAGTCGTTGTATCGATGACTGGTGGATTGGAGGGTGGACAGGAAAAGAAATCAGAGGGACTAATCGAAATAACAATCGCCTCCCCGTTTACCGCTTGCATGGAATGAGCGACGGGTTTGCCATTGTGGGTCCATACAGTAGACCCAACATTATTCCGAATATCAGTCCTGACAGAGCTCAATTAAGAAGTAAAGATGGCTCTTGTTATATCGAGATCGCACCAGATAACTCAATCGGAATTGTAGCTCCTGGTGGCATTCGTATTCAGGGATTATTGACATCTGACAGTGAAGGGTCTTTTAATAATCATACGGTAGGTTCTCATACACACCCCGGAGTACAAACCGGCACTGGAGTTACAGGAGGACCGGTAGGATGAGATACAGAAAACTTGACAGCAACGGGGATTACAGCTTGGGCCAAGGACTGTCTAATTTCTTTATTAATTCTCCCTCTGCTGTAGCTCAAGCTATTCAAACTACTCTTCTTCTGTTTCAGGGAGAGTGGTTTCTTGATACCACTGCCGGTGTACCATGGTTCAATCAGATTGTTGGATTTACTCCGAAGCCGACTTATGATCTTCTTATTAAGGATGCTATTCGTAAAGTTCAGGGAGTGAAATCAATTATTAGTTATAGCAGTTTTTTGGATAATACCCGTAACTTAACCATTAACGTCAGAGTAGATACGATTTATGGTGCTGTGTCCTTAGGAGTCGTAAAGACGGTTCAGGCAGGATATGGTATGGGTGGTTTTGGAGAAGGCGGATACGGAGAATAGCATATGTCTACTACATCTTTAGTTCCGGTAGTTTTACCAACGCTTGCACCCACGATTGATGCCAGTGGAATAAGGACTCCGTCTTATGATGACATACTAAACTCATTGATTGCCAGCTTTCAACAGATCTATGGTTCTGATATCTATCTCGAACCTGACAGTCAGGACTTTCAACTTATATCCGTGTTTGCTTTGGCTATTCATGATACCAACCAAGCTTTCGTCAATATCTACAATGGAATGTCTCCGAATTTTGCTCAAGGAGCCAACCTGAGTAGTCTTGTTAAGATTAATGGTATAGCCCGAAAAGGATCTACAAACAGTACTGTTACTCTCACTATTACTGGAGTTGCAGGAACTCAAATTGTATCAGGTCTTGCTACTGATACGAATGGCAACCAATGGGTTCTTCCATTACTGGTAACGATTCCAGCCAGCGGAGGAATAGATGTTGGGGCAATTGCTTTACAGGCCGGAAACGTCTCTGCTTTAGCAAACACTATCACTGTCATTGCCACTCCTGTGTTGGGGTGGCAAACCGTGAATAATGCTGCGGATGCACTTCCAGGAAGCGATATGGAGACAGACGCAGAACTTCGTATTCGCCAAGCTCAGAGTACGTCTCTACCTGCGCAAACTCCAATACAGTCGATTCTTGCTGCTGTATCCAATCTCAACGGAGTAAATCGTTCAGCCATCTATGAAAACAATGGTGGTACAATTGATGCCAATGGATTACCTCCTCATAGTATCTCAGTAGTTGTGGATGGGGGAGATTCTCTGGAGATTGCTCAAACGATTGAAGCCAAGAAAACTCCTGGAACTGATACTTTTGGAACTACCTCTATTACAGTACAAGACCCGGCTGGTCTATCTGTTACCATCAACTACTTCACTCTGGTGCAAGTACCCGTCTACGTTACAATCACCATTCGTCCAATGTCAGCTTACGCGAGTATTACAGCTTCAGTGATTGCTACTGCTGTAATCAACTTCATCAACACAATTCCTATTGGCGATAGCGTTTATTACAACTGGCTCCTGGGAGTTGCATCCTTGGATGGAAATGTCACTTTCCGGGTTATCGGTTTAACCGTTGATGTAGTTCCGAACCCCACAGCAGTAGCCGATGTTTTTATCGCTTTTAATCAAGCACCGGTCATTAACATCAACAATGTTACAATTCTAATAGGATGAGATGGCTAACCTACTTCAATATACGACTCTTATCACTTCGGAGCATAATGGTCGTCCTAACTTCATGGCACTGTTACAGGCTCTCGTTCAGCCATCCATCGATTCTCAAAATCTTTGTAATACATTTCCTTCTTTGTTCGATATTGAGGTAGCTGTCGGAGATCAGCTTGACATCATTGGTAGGTGGGTTGGTGTTAGTCGAAACCTATCCGTTCCAGTTACCGGAGTATTTTTCTCGTGGGGTATAGTAGGTTTGGGTTGGGGTCAAGGCAACTGGACGAGTCCATTCGACACATCTGCCGGTATGATAGTTCTAGCTGATGGAGACTATAGAACTTTACTTCTTGCCACGATTGCCAGTAATCAGTGGGATGGTACGATTCCGGGAGCTTATGACATCATGCAACTGCTATTTGAACTTACTGGAGTTCAAATGATTATTCAAGACAATCAGGACATGTCCATGTCCGTCATTGTTTTATCTCATACCACTAGTGCAGTTTTTATATCTCTACTCAAAAGCGGTTTACTTATTATGCGTCCGGCCGGGGTCAACATTGTGGGGTATTTCCAAGCCACTGCTCCCATCTTCGGCTGGGGTCCAACGTCTAATATCATACAGGGATGGGGTACAGGAAACTGGATAACGATACAGCCACTATGAGGAGGTTTCTATGGCGAAACAGGTTGATTATTTGCCCGTAGCTGCGGCATCTGGGTCCAATGTCGATACCCAAGCTGCTTTTGCTGGTTCCGGTTATCAAACGGCTGGTTTCCAGAATGGTACTGCCTTCCCCAATCAAGCCAACAAGTGTTGGAGACAGGCGAGCATGATGGCTGCTGCTTTAGCAACTTTCATCAGTAACAATCTCAACATCAATATTCTTGATGATGGGAATCTACCGGTTCTCATTACCAACCTTACATCTGCTTTGAGAAATGCAAATGCAAGCATCCTTGCCATGACCTTCAATCCAGCAGCGGTTTTTGATGCCAGCCAAGCCAGCAAATTTGAGATGACCCTGACAGGCAACATAAATCCAACACTCGTTAACACGATTCCCGGACAGGAGTTGAGATTCGTGATTCATCAGGACGGAGTAGGAGGTCGCGTATTCACTCCTCCTTCAAATCTTCCTATGGACCCGATTAGTCCTACAGCCGGTAGTACCAGTACACAATCTTTTGTTGTACAATCCAATGGGACTTTGATGGTTACATCTCCTATGGTGGCTACTGGATAAAAGAGGATTGAGATGAAATACATTAACACCATCTTGCTGATCATAGCTTCGTGTCTCTTTGTCATTGCCCAGGTGTCCACCACGCCAAACCTGGGCCTGACTCTTCCTCCCAAGGGAACACAAAACTATGATGTTATCTTGAACAACAACTTTACAATCATTGATACTGCTGTAGGTACTTTGCAAAATGCCTATACGGGCTTGTGGGTCTCAACCTTTACTTACAGCAAAGGGCAGATGGCAACGTACAACGGTAATCTCTATTTTTCCTCAACTAATTCCAATACTGGAAATGTTCCTTCTACATCTCCCACAAGTTGGAGTCTGATGTTGTCTGCTTCCGGTTCAGTGACTTCGATCGGAGATCTGCCAGTTCTGTTTACAGTCTCTAATCGAACTACATCTGCTACTTTTAATCCCACAGCAGTGGCACAAAACACCGTATTGGCTGGACAGGCCAGCGGCGGTACCGGAGCATATTCGTTTCGAGTACTTACTTCTGCCGATCTTCCAGCTGTCATCACCTCAAACACAACCGGTAATGCAGCGACTTCTACGGCTTTCTCAGCCATTCCGACTAAGTGTGCCGCTGGCAATTATCCGCTGGGTATTGATAGTCAAGGTAATGCTGTAAGCTGCTCTGCGGCCACTGGAGGTGGCGGACAACTACCAGCTACTAAAGCCAACGTAGTGAATCAATGGTTTAATAGCTATGATTCTACGACTGGTCTTTTTACCAGTACTCAACCGGGATTCGGTAATCTGAGTGGAACAGCAACTGCTGGTCAGTTACCGGGTACAGTAGTTTATAACAATCAAACCAATACCTATGGTGCTGGGTTTAAGCAAGTGTTCAGTTCAAGTGCCTCCACTGCTGGTACCAATCATTCCGGAGTTTCAGCGGACCCTAGTACTCTGGTTAATGGTGATACATGGTATAGGACTGACACCGGTAGATTTATGATTCGTGCAGGAGGAGTTACTCAACAGATGTCTTTTTTGAGTGACATACCAGCTCCGGGCACTGCGGGTAACTATCAGAGATCTAACGGGACGGTCTGGACTTCCAGTGCAATTCAGGCATCCGATGTTGGTTTTGCCGAGCTGCTTGCCAATAAGAATGTCGCTGGTGGTTATGCCGGAATTGATGCCAATAAAACAATCGGTGGTCCAAACAATAATCTTCAAAGTACAGGAATAGCTCAAACCAGTTCAACTCCAATTTCATCAGCAAACTGCACTACTGGTTGTACTACTATCACCGCCTTTACTCTGAATCCTGGCGGTGTACAGCAACTCCATGCCGGTGAGCTTGTTGAGATAAACTCAATGGGTGTGTTGTCTGACACCGGTACACCGACTCTTGCTTTGAAGTTTGCGGCTACCGGAATTACAACTCTTGGACAAGGCCCCACTTTAACTCTGGCATCTGGTGTTACGAATGTGCCGTGGTCCTGTGTTAGTTATCTGCTTGTTGTCTCAGTAAGCACAACCTACTCAATGGAAACTCACGGTCACTGTGTAATCAACGGAGTCGACGCCGATTATGGCAACGCCGGTCCAAACACGGCAATATCTTCCTCAACGGCAACTACTTTAGCTTTTTCTCCAACCTGGAGTGTCGCTAGTGCATCCAATACAATCACAACTAGAGTCCAGTTCGTTAGATTCTACAACTAGGAGGTTTTTTATGTCTAAGATGATTTCTGCGAGTCCGAGTAAGGTTGCCTCATTTGCTGATCAACTCGGTAATTTAGTTAATGGTCTCGCCCCGCAGGTGGGGACTCTTGTATCCAAAATTCTCAGGAGAACAGCCGAGGCAGGAGCTGAGAGTGAGACAGACACTCAAATGTTATCCACCACTCTTCAGCATGCTCCTGAGTTCACAGTTGGTCTGAAGAAAATTGGATATCCATCAGATACCCAGTCAATAACTAGCCACATTCAAAATGCAATTGACGCGCTGAAGGCCCTGCCAATAGCCTCAAATGACGACCAGGCGGACTCGGACAAGTCAGACACAGATAAGACAGTCAGACACACTCCGAAGACCAGATAAGGCATTTTGAGGTCAGGTTCATGTTATAAAGAGAGGGGAAGGTATGGCAAAAGTTATAAATTTTCAAGAGTTCCTAAAGGAACCGTCAACCTCCCCAGCGGGGTCACCAGCCTCAAGAGGTTATATCACTCAGGAGACTGAGCCTGAAAAGGATACTGATGATCCAAAGGCCACACGACCAAAACGACCATCAATAATTATTACGGCCAAGTCTTGTAGAATCGGAGAAATCAATCTAAGGAAAACTATATGATAATCTATCTCTCACTAGTCTTGTCAATTGTGGGCCTGTTGGTCTACATGCTTAGCACTCACGCCAGAGCTTCGGAGGCCGGGCGAATCATGTTTGCCGTTGGTTTATTGGCATTTCTGCTGACGATCTCTGGGTCGTCAATATCTATTCACCACTGAGAGGAACCATGTGGAAGAAACGCTCAGTAGCTTCCTTCACGGCACATAACGTGTCAACGAATCCTAGCTACAATGCAGCTACGTACCCACCTCTGTTTTCAGGTATGACATACCATGACAACACAATCTTGCCTGTAGACTCATCGCTGTTCGACGATTCAGAAAATGCTGCTGCTCCAATGACTATCAGTAAGGAGTCAATCAGGACCATGATGCCTAAAGGTTGGAATGGCAGAATAGCGTTACATTCGATGTTGTGGTGGGGACGTCCCAATCATCCTGACATCGGCGTGAACGATATGGATCCCGCAACTGTTATCAATTGTGTTGTTGATATGATTGAGCGCGGTTATGACATCCTGATTCCTGACTGGTACCATCCTACCAAAACCACATGTACGAATGACTCAGTAATTGACTTGTGGGCAAGTGCGTGTACTAATCACGGACTGAATTACTTGTTGATGATAGATCAGCAATATTTCGGCAACCAAGGTAGTACGCCTGAGACGATGCAGGCAGACATTATCTCAGCTATCAATCACCTAATGGATCGCTATGCTTCTGATCCCGGGTATGAGCACTATACGTTCAATGGTGTCTCACGCCCGGTGTTGTTTCTCTGGAATGTTGTATCAGTAGCTGGTAAGAATGTGGACTGGAATGAGGTAAGTAAAGCAGTCGTTCCTCATTTTAATCCTCTGCTGGTTCAATATCAAGCCAGTGGATTTGAAGTTGACAAAAGCGACGGGAGTTTTTCATGGATTGATTCTGATGCAGATACGGAAAAAAGCCCATCCGGTGTTCTTTATCTGACAGACAGTTTCTTTCCGGCTTGTGATTCGCATCCAGATCTGATCCACGCGACTTCATTCTGGAGTGGGTTTAATGGAACACTAACCGGCAACGTGTCGTGGTCGCTGGGGAAATACATCCCACAGAATGGCGGACAGACCTGGATTGATATACTAGCTGCAAACTCTGCTTACGTCGAGGGTGGTGGTAGGATTGACTTTCTCTGCAACATAATATGGGACGATTTCGAAGAAGGTTCTGCTACTCAAGGAGGTCTCCGAACCGATGTCACAATCTCGGCTTCTTCGTCGGGAGATACCATTGCCTTCACAATTAAGGGCACAGAAGCAACCGTCCGGCAATATAACTTGTGGGGAACAAGAGATGGTGTAGTCGCTTATCTTCTTTCCACAGTTATTCCCGGAGAACCAAAAGAGTTTAGCGTGAGAGGTCTTGATGTACCTTTACCGGGAGTTTACACACTTTATGTTGAAGCGCAGGGTATGCCCAGCCTACAAAACCACATGGCGGAACAAAGCTTCAAAAATACTTTTTAAACTTTCTAATCAGACTCAATGCTTCCTTCACACTATGAACTTCACCTTGTGCTCCTCCGGCTAGTCTTATCTGACTGAGTTCATGTTCCTGAATAGGAGTAGCGTGTTTGCCGGGAACTTTTACTTCCATGCCAGCAAAAAAAGAATGAGGTCTTGTTTTGATACAGCATAGGAGATCTGGTATTCCTCTGTTTTGAAATTGATTACCATGAATCTTACGTACCCAGGAACCCGGATACTCGACCTCGATTGCCTTCTTGATCTTTTTATAAAGCCTTGTTTCAGGGCCTCTCATCTAAGTCTCCTAAAAAACTCTTGAGGCTACTCATCATAGCCCCAAGAGTCAGTTATCAGTTAAGAGAAGAGTTCTTCAGCCTCTTCTTCTTCCTCTTCTTCCAGAACCGGTTTTTTCTTCTTTTTCTTCTTAGGAGCCGGTTCTTCCTCTTCTTCTTCCTCTTCGGGTTCTTCCTCTTCCTCTTCCTTAACTACCTTCTTTTTCTTCTTTGGAGGTTCAGGAATTTCTCCTTCATCTTCTTCCTCATCATCAGAGACTACTGGACGAGGTTTCTTTTTCTTCTTGGGAGCTGGTTCCTCTTCCTCCTCTTCCTCTTCTGGTTCCTCTTCTTCGACTGGTTTCTTTTTCTTTTTCTTGGGGATTTCTTCCTCTTCCTCTTCCTCTTCAGGTTCTTCTTCAGTATCGAGGTCGTCGGCATTGTCTGAAGTCTTACCCAGATCTGCAAGCGGGAAGAAAGAAGCAATTCTTGATTTCTTCCTGCCTTCATACTCGTCATCTGTTACTGATGACGCACAGGTATAACCGACTAATCTCTCAGTTGAGATTTTAATTGCCTTGGCCGGAATCTCTTTACCCATGGCTTCCAGCATATCTCTGAGATTCCAGAGTGATTGAGTTTGAAGTGAACAAGAATGATGAAGAACTTGGCCTAAGCCCTTCTTGTTTCCTTTAATGAGTTTGAAAGAGATGTCGAGATATTTCTGTTTCGATTTGTCACTTGTTTTTAATACTACCTTTGTGCATTTGACTCCGTAGTCTCCAGCCGGAACCCTTGGATTCACTCCTCCACCACCGGACTTTAACCCGGCAAAATCAACTGTGATTACTGGCATTAGTTTCTCCTTTGAAAATTAACCGTTAATAATTTCCACGATGCGTTCGCGGATTGGAATGTATTTTGGGTTGATCACTGTCTTGGGGAAAAGAGCCCCTCTGTCTTTAGCTTCGATGTTTTCAGTTAAGGCAAAGGACATTTTTCTCTTTCCTCCTTCGACATACAGGCGTCCAACCCAATCTACACAACCGGAAAGAAACTCTCGTGTTGCTGGTTGTAGGCTAGGCGAGATATCAATTCCTGTTTCATCTGGCCTGCCTTTACGTTTTTCTTGAGCCAGGTAGATTACGTCACCTGGGAAGTTTCTGGTTTCAGAGATGCATTCAATAACTCGGGATGACACTTGTCCCCAGCGTCTCTGGTTCATACCATCAAAGTTTCGTTTTCCTTTCACCTCTTGAATTGCCATAGATTGAAGTCCTGTTAGAGTATCAATCACAAGAATATCAATTTGCTCCGCCATCCCAATAACTTTGACCATGATATCGAGATAATGCAGAGCACTTTTAACTCTAATGATTCTCAGGAACTTTCTGGGCACTTTACGGAGAGTAAGTACCCCAGCGTCTCCACAATCTAACAGGAGTGTACGCAGACCACTCTTTCCAGCCAACGTTGTTTTTCCTGTACCATTAAAACCGTAGTACAGGCTGTGGGGGTGGAAGTCATGGAAATATGCATCGAATGAATGGAATTTTACATCAGCCATGTTGCACCTTTCCCTGCTACTTGTAAGCACTTGCCACAAACTCGATTTTTACCTTTTAGTGACATCCTAGTTTCTACCTCGGCATTACGATCCTCGAATGGAATTTTAATTCGGCAGTATGTGAGTCCGTTTTCTCCTACAAAATGAAAACGTGTTCTTACTCTACCTTTTTCATCCCTCACTCCTCTGCTTCTTCCATTCCATTGCGCTATTAATCTTCTGATTTCCAATTACACCTCCTTAATGTGCAACTCCTCCTCTGGTGTTGGGGTCTCTTGAACAAAGTTTTTACTAATCTCCATCGTTCTGTCTTTACCCAGCATATCGATCTGACACAGAGCATAATAGTCACAATCCCATTTACATGAACTTACCCAGGTGCGTAGCGGGTCCTTGATTGACTCTGCTCTTTTTGCTCTAGTTACCCAGCTAGTAACGAATAGTCTACCCACAAGCAGATTGGGAGAATTGGCAATGCGCAGGAGTGATAGAGTCTCAGGCAGACTGTCAATGTGTTCTTCCATTCCATCGTAATCACTCGGATCAATTCCGGCTTCTTTGAGAGATTTACGATAGCTACGCTGATCGGTGTTAATCTTGCGTCTTGACAATGACCCATCTTTTAAGATCTTCGGTCTGGGGACTGGCTCTGTCCTCACGTAATCCCAAACAATTTTGTCGATGCGAATGCCTATCTTGGATAAGAGATAGCAATATCCGTGTACCTGTGGAGCGAGAATTCTCTCTTCAGATTTTGGGATCTCTTTCTTATTCTTGTTCTCAACCAAGATGTTAATGTCACCTTCATGAACAATGAAGTCACTTTTCCATCTGACCGGCCATCCGAATTTGGTCATTAGTTCGTGGCTCTTTTCAATTTCGACTATCTTCCATCTGGCATCGTGATCACGATAAGTTGCTACGTAGTGTGCCATCAATCCGTAGACTTCTCTCGGAAAATCGAGGCCGTAATTTTCCTTCTCCTCATCAAACAAGATATCCCATTGTTCTTTCTTAAGTTTTTTGAATTTGGCTTTCCAATCCTGTTTTCTACGATATGCCTCGATGAGCTGGTGTAGCCAATCCCCTCGGAATAATCCAATCTTCTTTACCTTACGTTTTAGCTTCTGATCGTAGCGGTAGGAGTATTGCTTCTCACAACGGGACAACTTCTTGTCCGAACTGTAACTTACCCCACTAACTTTCATATGAAAACACCTCATCAAATCGTAACACTAGATGGCTATTTTTCTCCACTCGTAAATGCGGGGCTCCAGATCCGTTCGGAGTTGACATCTCAACTTCAATCGGTATATTCCGGTAATTTGGATCATAATCTCTAATTTTTCTTTTCTCCCTCTCTATCCACTCCGTTCTCCTCTGTCCTATAAGTGGCAATGTGATCTTAGTAATAGGCCAGAGGGATGAAACCTTTAAACACACAAGGATTTTTTCTCTGACGTCTGAGATGATGAAAAATGAGTTTTCAAGGTCTTTCATGATCTTTATTTGATCTATCTCCGCAGAATAATACGCTGCTTTGCATATCTTAGTGTTAAAAAAACCAGCAGGATTTCTTCTCCGATTGTTCCAAAAGAAGTACATTGCTGTATGTCTAACCTGTAGAGCTGCCGGATCTCTGTTGTCTCGTAAGAATTTCTCAAGATCCTCATCTCCTCTGTCTATACGATGTTCTCGATAATTATAACCTATATCTGTGAGTGTTTGTAAGATGTTTGGAGTTCCACTAGCATTCATGGTATATCTACCCCATGGGTTTGTGTTGCCATTCATAGATCCCTTCCTTTTGCTCTGAGGTAAATTACCTCAATGAACCAGCCGACTAAGATGATTATACCTGCGAAGATAAGACCTACTTTAATTTGTTCTTTCATACTGAGCGGGTCATTCCATATGTGATTTAGCCAGTGTATCATTCTAGTCTACCTTCGCTGTTAATTTTTTAAGTTCTTCTGGAGTCCCGTCGAACTCCCAGTGATTATCAAAGATGCTGACATCAATGAGTATAGGAACTAGCATCTCAACACCGAAAAATCTTACAAGAGGCAGATTCTTGATTGTCCACAGGATACCTTCCTTCAATTCCTGGGCATATGACTTATGGCATTCAAACAGGCCGGAATCATGGGCGGTCCCCATCGGGAATGCTTTCTGCCTGTCGATCTTAAATTTCCAGTCTAGCGAATAACTGCATATGAGTGCAAGGATGAGCATCATGAGGTCAGAAGCCATGCCCTGAATTGGGCTGTTGATTGCCTGTCTAATCTTTTCCTTACGAACCCAGTCATTCTCAAAGTCCGTATCATCGGTTATCTTGGCTTCCGGTAGATGACGCCTTCTTCCTATCGGGGAATCGATATAACCGTTATGACCCACAAAAGCCTCTACTCGGCGATGCCAAGGCAAGAGACCAGAATATTTCTCAAAGAATTTTCTACGATACTCCTTACCATTATTTTCTGATAGTCGCAGATTAAATTTTTCCAGAGCATAGGCAATGAACTTGCGCCACCACATACCATAGACAAATCCGAAGTTAACTGCCTTCGCCTTCTTACGTGTCTCTTTTTCTATCTCACCTTCTGGTTGAAGCGTTCTAGCTGTAGCTATGTGAATATCTCCTGTGGGGTCATTGAAAATCTTAATCATAGTTGGTTCTTGAGCACAGTGAGCGACCAACCTTAATTCGATCTGAGATAAATCACTCGCTACAAGACACCAATCTTCTGGATGAGCTTTTATTCCGGGCGGACAAGCATCCAGAAAAGGGCTAGGTAAATACCCGCGAGGAGAAATAATAGTCCGCACAAAAGGATCTCTTGGACACTGATGTATAACTGCTCCAAGTTTTTTCTGACCACGTTTGTCTTTAACCATTGAAGAACTAAGTCGGCCCGTGTCGGTACCGGTGTTGTCATAATTAGCATGTAGAATTGGTCCTCTCTTTATCCACGGAGTAAAGTACGTGGATTCATATTTTTCCCACTTATGCCATTCATCCAATATACCTATGATCTTGTGTTGACCTTTAAGGCGGATTCGAGCTGCTTCTCCGGTAGACTTCTTTCCTTTATCCGTATAGATTTGGCAAATCAATCCCAGATCTTCGTACAGTAATTTTGCCATTTGCTTCGGTGATCCCGGATTGACATCTTCCTCTTCCCCGGTGACAGCACTTGCGATGGAATTAATTTTGTCATTGAGTTTTCGTTTATTTTGCTCACAGATTTCAAGCCGTCGTTTTGCCAGAATCTCATCAATATGGAAACCATTACACACCATCTCTATCAGTACTTCAGAACTGGGTAAGATGATATAACGCATGAGCTTGGCTATCTTGGGGTTTTTCTTGAAGAATGGCAGGTCACGTTCATGATAGAGTCGTAAGCTGTACTTGAGATCTCTTGCGTTATATGGCATCAGGGTATTGAAGTCTGGGTCCCGAAAGTTCTGTCCTTCCTCCCATGGCTCCACATTAAGGCATTTCACGGCTTGATACTTGAGACCTGTTTGTTCGTTCTCATCAATCAGATAAGCGGAGACTTTGGTATCATGGTAGATTCGAGGAGTAATACCAAAGTGACGGCGATACCATGTACCTTCAAAACCTGCACGTTGAACCATAATTGAATAGTGCTTGAGGGTGAACTTGACATAGCGAGTTACCTCATCGTTGAAAAGATCGTCTGGTTCATTCTTGATTGAGCATACGTTGTCCGAGGACTGAGCAAAACCAAAGCACCATATTTTTGCATCCGGTTTGAAAGGATCCAATCCATTAGTTTCAATGTCCGTATAGGTATAGGGAATATTCTTATCCAGTTCAATGGGTTCTTTCGAGAACTTGATCTTGTCCACACTCTTGGGATCGAGCAATCTACGAAACAGTATCAGGTTTAATTTGAATTCAGCAAGAGCTCTGTTGTAGGCTCCTCTATCAATGTCCTCAACTCGGCATACAGCCGATGGGTGGCGACATGGCACACAAGTTATGCCATTATAGGTTATCGTACTGCCCTCTAGCTTAGTCACAGCGGCCTTCCGTCCCGTTACGAATTGAACAGCCGTATTACCTAGTAGCAGGATGACTTTAGGCTTAACCAGGTCAATCTGTGGGATGAGAAAGAGTGATGAGCATGTCTTGGCTTCTGTTCGTGATGGTGTTCGATTCATCGGAGGACGGCAGGCCACGGTGTTCGTAATGAATACTGTCCTCGGGTCAACTCCTATTTCTTTCAGAGTTCTTCTAAGAAGGAGACCAGACCTGCCAGAGAATGGTATTCCAGTTTGATCCTCACCGGAACCTGGGGCTTCACCAATGACCATGCCATCACACGGTACTGGCCCATCTCCTAGACAGCAGACGGTATGTGCTCCCTGAGAGAGTTCACAATTAGTACACTCAGGATTACGGAGTCTGTCCCAGAGTTTCAGTGACTGTGGGTGATGGTTCAAGCTGGCCTCTTTTTATGAGGTGCTGGATGAGGAACTATGCAATTCGGATCCCCACATTCATGAACTCTTTGAGGTTCTCCGGCGGTCTTGTCATCAAAGTTAATCGTTTCACCTTTAAAAAAAGAGGCATCTTCCGCAGTCTCCATAGGGATCTCCACAATCTTGACAATCCCGGCGGACAAGGCAAGCTTCCGGCATCTGTGACAGATACCAGACTCCCAACCGTAGGTGTATAAAGTTGCGCCTTCGATAGCGATACCTTTACGAGCACTCCACGCTATGGCATTCGCCTCAGCATGAATTGTTCTAACACAATGCCCTTCTTCCATCAGGCATCCTGCATCGATGCAATGAGGTTCTCCCGGTTCTGATCCGTTGTAACCACTTGCTATCGGACGCCCATCGATTGCAAGGACACATCCTACTTGAGCTCGTAGGCAGGTTCCTCTACGTGAGATGAGTTTAGTCATTTCGATCAAGAATTCTTCACGACTTATTCGATCTGTCATAAAACACCTGCCATCTCAAGTACGGACTCAAGGGCCTTAAAAAGAGTTGTCCCCGTCGCCGTGTATGTCTCGCTGATTCGTGACGGGAGTTCTGCATCGTCCCATGCTGCGACCCAATTGACCGTGAAGTTCAGGATGGACCTGTTAATCAGCGAGTTGGGGCCAATAGGCCCACCTTGGATAGTCAGCAGACCTTGCTCTGCCATCCAATTGACGAGGTTCTCGCTGAGGTCGGCTCCGTTATGCATACGATCGACAAGTACCTTGATATTGAATGGTGGAACTGCGAGCAGCCTTCTCATAGAACCCTCCAGTTTTTTAGAACACGCCAGCTACATCTTTCGAGAAGATATGCAAGCTCCCGAGCCAGTGAATAAATGGACCTGGTTCAAGTCCTGCTTCCTTGGCTACATGATCTTTAAGTTTATTGGCAAGCCAGATGTCGTTGTTAAAGTGTTCTGAGAAATCTGAAGATCTCTGAAGGTAAGTTACGCTGAGTTTGTTTTGTCGATAAACGAACCAGTATCCAAGAGAACACGGTATGCGAGTGGTGAGATTGGATACATCATCCAAATCAGGATTAAAGATTGGGATGTATACTCGACGGCTCATTGAGTCTTTTTTAAGCAGACTAACAGCATGTGGTAAAGTCATCCACAATCTTTGTGGGTAGGCATAGTCAAAAATTCCATCAGGAGTAATGAATTGTTTCCAATACTTCTCACGTAATTTCCATGCCCTGCCAGGATTCACGGGCTTTCCTCCCACACGTTCGGAGAACTCAGCATTACACCACTCTTGATTGTTTAATGGGATCTCGTCACAGTTAGGTTCGAGGACAGTGTAGATGTAGTTAGTAATCTCTTTCGAGTCGTAATCAGGATTGTTAGTGATATCAATATTCTGAACGCTTTTAGTGTGGATGTTGCAACCCATTTCTTTCAGTTCTCTTTTAAGCTCATTAAGAGCCTCAGCAAAGTTCTTATAAAAACGCACCTATAACCTCCGTTTGTCAAGGATTTGATTTTATACGCGACTATTCCAAGTTGTCAAGGATCTTTTTCTTTTTTACTTTCGGCATCTCGAACTCAAGACTCAAATCTTTTACTGCTTTACTGCCGGGAACAAACTGGTCATTCTTCCATTGACCTAATCTTTTAATTGTACGTTCTAGTGGACCGTAAGTTGAGCTCTCTAATCTCAGGTTTTCAATCACACGATTACGCATCACATGAGTTTTGAGACCGAGCCCGAAGCGAAGTGTATAATAGGTTTGACTTATAGCAGAGATGAATGGTAGTGATACCACCCACTGTGCTGATACTGGCTTGACTCCCATACGTTTGGCCACAAGATGCATCAGAGCAAAGTCCAGAAATCCGATTTTGTCAACCTGGCAAGCTCTGGAAAAAAGCATCACCATGGGTTTTGGGCAGATACGAATTTGAAGTGAAGCCAAACATCCTCCGTAGTTGTGGCCGATGCGCCCGTTGGTATCATAGATGTTGTAAGATATTGAGTAGCTGGCAACGAATGGTCTTCGGGGGTACCTCTGCAATTTTTCCATCGATTCATCGATCCACTCTCCGAAGTCGGTACGGAAATAACGGCGCATGAATCGAGTCCATCGGCTTTTAGTGTAGCTCGACATATCGAGATGCAACTTGTCTTTCATTGTGGATCCCCTGTCGAGAAGAGCATCATCAAAGGTTACTTCTACACATTCAGGATAAGACATGCATACTCCCCATTTGAGAGGAACATCGTAATCATCGTGAGGCCAGTTATAGGCAAGCTCATCGACGATTCCTCTCCATCCAGTGAACAGATCTGGAAAATTCCTTCGAATCATTTCTTCTCCTTCAATACTCTTACGTGTTTGTTGGCCTCATGTTTACTCTGGAATGTATAGAGCAATCCTTGAGTAGTTGAATTACTTCCATCATTGTCATAGACATAGACTAGATTCATACCAATCTCTAACCAGACTATATCTCCCTCTTCTAAAACGATCTTGGTACTTGGGAGGAGACGATCCTCGATAATCCTGGCACGTTTTCTCATCATATGTCTATTCTAGCAAAAAAAGATCTCCTTGTCAGGGGGAATTTTGGCATTAGTATGCCGATCTTAAGCGGAAATTATTGACCGCATTTTTGTTCAGGTAAAGCTGGGTTAAGGTTTTTGGATTGAACCCGGATACCCACATCAGCCGTAAAAGGCTGTGCATGAATCTGGTCATGAGGTGTCTGAACGCCGCTTTGTCAGTCACCATATGAGTTGTTTTCCATGGTTTGTTTTTCAAGCAGTTCATAGCCGTACCAAGAATCTCAACTGTCTCCCATGTCTTGATATGGATAGTGTTGTAGAATGACCGGCTGTTTCCGGAAGCGGTAGGGAATACCCGTGAATCTTCCCAGAGTTCATACAAGAATGTCAGCCTGTTTGGTTCTGTTGTGAGGTCATTAACCGTAAGACCTGACATCATAAAGAGTTCAACAGAGAAGTGTAAGGCATCAATCATTTCTTCAAGAAAGTGTAGCTCGTCCAGCTTGCCACCACACTGAACACATTCTGTTGCCTCAGCCAGTTCTTCGGTAACTCGCCATGAAAACTCTTTCAGGCGCAACTGATCCTCTTGAGCATCGAGGTCTATCTTGTGGGGATCAGGCAAAACTCTCCCAAGATTTTGCTGTTCGAGTACATGATATTTGTCCATGAGCCCGGTCTGATAATTGAAGATGACTTCCAACAAATCACCTTTTGGAATTTCGATATTGAAGTCGGTTACGTTGATATAGCTACCCTCCTTTCAAAGGGTTATGTCCGGTTAAGTCCCAATAGAGAATAACAATCAGAAGAGAATAGTTAGCGGTATCAATACAGGTATCTTCAACCGACTCATCCTCTACTAGTGGCTGACGATCAGAGGAGGTGAGATTTCGGATGCGATATATCTTATCCTCCATGCGATTAAGGATTCCAGCGATACCTCGACGACGAAGATTTCCCAGTCCGTCTTGTTCTTCTCCATAATCTCGACCTTTCTTAGCTTGAACTTCAAACATCTTTTTATGAAGAAAGTCAAAAAGTTCTTCACGGTTTTCAGTCATGATCTTTTGTAAGAGCTGAAACAGCTCCTCACGCTCTGTCATAGTAATCATGTAGTTACCACCCTTCTTTTGAAATGTAGCGGATGTGTTTACCTAATTTCTCAGCGTGTTCGATTTCGCTGCGAGTTGAATCACCGATGTATCCGCCGATGTCGAGAACGAGTATTTCATCGGCCATCTCAATCTTCTTTTTATGTAGTTGGTCAAGTTTGATCTTCTGCCCTGGAGTACAGCCCAGAGTTTGTCCGTGTACAGTTTGCGGAGTATGCATGAAGAAACCCACAGAAAGAACAATGTGTCCTTTCATGGTTTCCTGATAGTTTGCTAAAACAAACTCATCATGGAATTTAGTGGACCCACAGAGACAAACGATCTTGGGTCGCATTAGGAGTCTGGCAACTTCGAGACTGAGAAGAGGAATCGTTGGAAGAAGCTTCATCTGTTCAACTGTAAACCAGTCAACTTTATCTGCTTTATTAGGTTCCATAACCTGTGGGGTCCCGTCATAGCTATTGGTATAAAAAAAGCTTCCAACCCAATAGTCATCATCCAGCAAGATGGTATCGGTTCTAAATACTGGTATGAGTATCTGTGAAATGAGTCCAGTCTCCTCTTGTAATTCTCGGTAAGCTGTTTCCTCTGTACTCTCCCCTTTAAGAGATTTACCTCCGGGAAACTCCCAGCGGTTTCGTCCATGTGCTGTGGTGTGAATGAGTAAGAATTTTCCTTCTTTATCCATTACTGCGGTTCTTGAAAATCTTTGCATTTTTATTTCCTCCATTCGTCTATGCAACGGTCAACCGCCTGCTGCATCCCGCGGCCGGATTGTCCCTCGGCAATTATGTGAGTATAGTCACGGAACCTGCACACGTTATGACCATCGTGCCCGAGAAACAGGTCTACGCTGAAGACTCCATTATGCTCTTTACGAATACGTTCAACGGACTCCCACCACGGATAATTTTCTGACAGCGCATCTAGACCATTCATTCCATCCTCCTAATACTTATGTAGTGCTCGGCATAGTCATCAGACAATCTCACCTGCCCGATGACATTTATTGGGAGATCGGTATCACCAAGCATCTCGTCGATAATTTTACTCTCATCCTCATTCTCCGGTATGAGGAGCAGGAACTTTGTGTGTTCGAAAATACGCTTCTCTAATTTCACGGCTTTCCTCGCTTTTCCACCAGGTTAAAACCCAGCTTACTCCACCACCTGGTGCTGGATTTGAACCATCAAGATATTGTATGACATCACGAAGAATTCTTAGACCCTTATGAAAGGGCACCAGACTAGGATGGATTTCTTTCGTGATCTCATCCATGAATGTGTTGAGCATGTCTATGACTTCACTCACGCATTGCGCTCCTTCACCATATCAATGAGTTTCATGAATTCCTTGTCTGCACTTTCATTGTCAGCAAAGAGTCTATAAAGATCAACATCTATAGTTCCTTTACATTTAAGCTGGTAGAAGTAACATGGTTTTTTCTGACCTGATCTATGAATCCTTTTCCTACGCTGGAAATAATTGATGTACGAATAATCCGTGGAATAGTCAATCTCGTAATTACCCGCCTGAAGATTGAGAGATTCAGAACCTGTAGCTGTCTGACAAATGACGACACCGCCGGAATTGTTATACATCTCTATAGCCATCCTCCTCATTTCTATCGGCGTATCGCCGTCAATCGTGTAGGTTACCCAGTCTCCTAACCACTCACGAATTTTCTTGAGCTCCCATTTGAATCGGGCATAGATAACAACTCGTTTGATTTTTGATTCCTTCAAGTCATCCATGATTTCTTTTAGAGCTTCTAGCTTACAGGTATGCAGAGGAATATCATTTCCTTCTTCATCACGAATGAATCCTCCACTGATCTGAGAGAGCTTAAGCATCTTGGATAAAACGATGGGTGTAGCAACCATCTTGGAGACTGGCTTTTTGGACCTCTTTAATTTCTTGAACTCCTCACTAACGTCGGTCAAGAACTCTTTCTCCATTTGTCTATAGATCTGCTTTGCCCGAGGAGTCATGTCTATGCGGATAGGTATATCATTTTGTTTGGGCAACTCCTCCTCCTTTAGTCGTGTTACAAATGGAGCAATGAGATGAGCTAAGTGTTTGATATTCTTGAATTTAAGAAGCTCATGTCCACCGAATCCCGTCCAGATACAATAATGGTTCTTGAACTCATCATACGTCTGGTCCAACAATCCAGGTTGTAATGCTTCAAATTGACTCCACAAATCAAGTACCTTCTTGTTGCCTTGTGGGGACCCAGTCAGGCAGAGAACGTAGGTTCCAGTACGAGCCAGCTTGTGAGCTGCCTTTGATCTTTTGCTATACGGATTCTTTATCTTATGGCTTTCATCAAAGATAATAACATCAGGTTCCCATTCAATGAGTTTATTTAGAATAGCATGGTCTCTGAAGAATTTATCAGGAATGATCTTACCAGTTCTCTTACTGCGTTTTTTCTTGCGGCGAGGAATAAAGAGATCATAATTAATGAGGAGAGCTTGAGAATTCCAGTCTGGTTCTTGCTTCCTTCTCCATATTGAATATCTAAGCCAAGGACAATCGATCTCTATCTGTTCTTCCCATACTCCCACAATAGCCGTGAGAGGAGCGAGTACAAGGACTCTCTTGATAATCTTATTCTTTAGTAATACTCCAATGAAGTCAAGTGCTACCTTGGTTTTTCCAGTTCCCGGCGGACCGAATACAGCCTGTCTCTTATACTTGTAAGCTCGTTTCATCGCCCGCAACTGTCCCGGTCTGGGCTTTCGAGCATAGGGATATCTCATGAATTTTTGTCCACTGTAGTATATTTCTCCGCTCAAATAAAATGGCATTATAAGACGAAAATTTTTGTGTTGTCAAGGATCCCAAACAAACCCAGAAACTTACATGACCACGTACATTGACATCTCGATTTTCTCGGTATATCGTTTGATTTTGATAAGTTAAAATATATGATGAACTTACTGACTCCTTCCGAGTTTTTTTCAAGGGTCTGGCCGACAAGGTTGATTAGAGATGAGAAATTAGAACTAAGAGCTATTGATAGAAAAGCCGATGAGATTCATCGTGAGTTCTCCAGTTCAGTGTCCGAATTTCTAGAGTCTGCTGGCCAGTACACCAAGTTAGATGTTTACTTCGGAGTATCCACCCGATTTCGTGAAGGTGGGACAAAACGTGATTGCTTCCGAGTCAACGCCATCTGGGCAGACTTTGATGAAATCCCAATGAAAAAAGTTATAAACCTATCTTTACCTCCTAACATTGTTGTGGGGTCCGGCGGAGGTACTCACGGCTATTGGCTTCTAACTTGCCCAAAGCTGGTAAGAGATATTGAAGATATCAGGTACATAGAAGCAATAGCTCGTGGTCTAGCTGAGAGATTCGGTGCTGATACAAAAACTATAGATATTACCAGAATCCTTAGAGTTCCAGGATTCAGGAATCGTAAGCCTGAATATGAATCTCCGCCACTTATTAAATCCTATCTTGTTCATGAGAATCTATACCAACTTGAGACATTCCGTAAGTCCGGGTTCTTTAAAGAAAAAACAGACGATCCCGGCAATTACGTGGGAACTGGTAAAGTTAGAACTGATCTTCCTCCTAAGATAATAGATGCTCTCAGACATATCAGTGACAGGAATGATGGTGACGATCCCAGCCAAGACGATTCAGCAGTTATCACAAGACTCCTAAATTTCGGACTCAGCCAGCAAGACACCTACTCAACTTTCATGTCCAGTCATCGGGGCAAGGATGTGTTGGAAAGGAAGTCAGGACATGCCGAAGATTACGTCCAACGTACTGTTCGCAAAGCTGCCGAATTTATCAAGAAGAATCCTAAGGGGCGAGGAGTAGTAGTGATGCTTCCTAAACCTGACAAAAAGATTAGAAGGGATGATACCGGGGGATTCTGGGTAGATTTCTCTGGAGAAGTAGATGATACCGTAGATGACGGTAAACAAGGATTGGTTGCTGTTAGAGCCAGTAAGGTAACAGTGCAGAATGTTCATTGGACCTGGCGTGGCTGGTTTCCCGATGGAAAACTGACTGTAATAGCCGGTGATCCCGGTCTTGGTAAATCTACTTTTACTTTGGATATGATCTCTAGAATCTCTCGAGGAGGAAAATTACCTCTCGAGAAAAACAGAGTAGGAACAGGTAATTGTCTGATAATCAGTTTTGAAGATGCCGCCGGAGATACCATCGTACCTCGTTTAATCATGGCCGATGCAAACCTTGATAGGATTGATATCTTTAAACACGTAAACAATGGAGATGATAAAATGTCCTTTTCCCTGTTTCGTGATTTTAATTCCTTGGAGCAATACATACTAAAGAGGTGTATACACTTCGTAATGATAGACCCGCTTGGTGCTTTTCTTGGTGGTCTCAATTCCAACACTGATTCAGATGTAAGATCAGTCTTAGGCCCTATAGAGAAGATAGCTGAGAGGACAAGAGCTACCATTGCCGGAGTTACTCACTACAATAAGAAAGAAGAATCCAGTGAGATATATAGAGTACTGGGCTCGATAGCTATTGTAGGTGCTGCAAGATCGGTAATAAATGTGAAGAGAACTGAAGAATCAAAAGAGAGAATGATTATCTCTAATTCGAAGGTAACTAACTCCAAAATACCTTTGAGTTTGGAATACGAAATTCACTCAGCCGAGAAACATAAAACCAACGGTGAATGGAAAGGAGAAGACTACGTCCAATCAAGTAGAATAAAATGGTATAAGTCATCTCCCAAGTCGGACAATGCTTCTCAAAAGGACACAGCGAAGGCTACCGAATTTCTAGTAAAAACACTCTCTGACGGTCCAATGAAGGAAGAATTACTATTTGAACAAGCAAGGCAGGGTGGAATTGAAATCCATCTTCTCAAGAAAATTTATGCTGATATGGGTCTTAAGCCACGGCGGAATTCGAAGGGCGGGTTTGAATGGCGTTGGTCCGGCGCTCCATCCTCTTTGTAAGCTTCAGTTTCTTAACTGCACGATGATAAATCTCATGAGCTCTCTGACGAGAGATGCCCATATACTCTCCAATTTCCTTAAAGGTCATTCTCTTTTCCCGGCGGAGCTGATAGATTTTTGTGTATCTGTCCTTCATAATATATACCCTAAATTAAATGTGGTTACTTTGTCAAGTGTAAAAACGAGGGCGGTATTTCTACCACCCCCGTTGGCTGTTGGGTTAAACGTCGTCTTCTTCTTCTTCGCTCTCTTCTGATTTGGGCATATTTGGAATAGGAACCAATACCCACATCCAGCCGATGCTGTAAATGTAAACCAGCACCCACATCGTCCCGTCTGGTGGTTCGCCTGGTGGAGGAAGGTTTATTGGATGTGAAGGAACATCGCCGGTGTCAGGCGGCTCTCCGATTGGTATGATTGGCCCACCGCCAACCCATGGCGGATAACCGGGATTGTCTGGGAAGTCAACGCCCGGAGGTCCCCAAATCGGGAATTGTGGGACTCCTGGTTGTGGTGGTTCAGTTGGATCTACTGGCGGCGGAATAATCGGACCACCGCCTATTATTGGTGGGTAACCCGTAATCGGTGTTCCCGGTGGAAATATAGTTCCCGGTGGCAATACGATTGGGAATGCTGGTGCGCCCGGTGTACCTGGAACAATCGGGCCACCGCCGATGACTGGCGGATAACCCCCAATTGGTAGTCCCGGCGGAAGCACTGTCCCCGGCGGTAGGATGATTGGGAAGGACGGTACTCCGGGTGTGAGTGGAGCCAGAGGAGTGATTTTGGCCGGAAATGCTTCACCATCTTTTGGTTCGATGATGGCATTAAACGGCGGAATCACAACACTCTTTGCAATAGCTTTCTTGGATTCCACATCGTTTGAGGTTTCTCTGTGAATCTTTCTCTTGTGCTTCACTTGAATCTCCTTTTTTGGCCTTTATTCGTTTATGTTTGGTATGAATGCGATAGACAGAGGCAGATCCCCTACGGGTCTCCTTAGCGTGTCTATTGGCACCCATTCTAGTCGTCTCTAGCAAAATGGCTAGTTTCTTGACCTCATTGCCAAGTCGAAGCATAGGTTTCGGGGTGGAGTCGAGTTCATGACAAACAAGTTCCCTTCAATCCTATGCTTCGATTTAGCAATGTCCGCCTCATAAAAAATCATACATGATAGATTTAGAGATTGTCAATGATCTCTCCTTCTCTATTCTCCTTTAAAATAATAACGGTTTTCTTCCCAACCTTCCTTGCATAACGGACTGTTGCCCAGGTGCCAGATCTCAATTGCTCATTGATTGTTCCTGGAGTTGCTATCAACATATCACATAGAGATACGATATTATGATTGCGAGCTATATAATCCCGCTCAGGATAAACGACATCTCCTTTACAAAAAGCTCTTTTGATACTGTTGGTAGGAGGATGAATATGAATTTCATACCCTAAACTTTTTGCTATCTTATGGGCCTGCTCGTCTGCTCCGATACAATCTCCATGATGGAACTTTCTGGCACCTTGGCGGCGGAGTATTTCAAGTTCTTTTCTAAGTCTAAACTCTTGTGCCGGAGTCATTCCTTTCTGGGTTCCGGTGAAACCAACTTTAATTGTCACTTGTTTCCCCTTCATCAATATCGAGCACTTCCAATGGAATCCAGATAAAACCTCCGTTTACCTTGGCTTCGGTATAAAGTTTGCCATCTTTCTCGGAACCGCAATATCCACACTTAACAGTAGTTCTCCATCTAGCCTCGGTTATAGTTATAACTTGCCCAGTAGTTTCCTTTGTCTCCTCGATCATCTGAGGGCAGCATTTCAACCACTCTGGCAAATTCTCAAAGGATTTAATTCTTGCTCTTTTCATTCAACCATCCATTGTCTTTCATTTCCTGACATTCATTGCAGAGCTTTTTCGGCCTGCTCATATGTGTCTCAGGTAATTGATCTGCCAGAGCCCCACAAGAGATGCAGTAGTAGTACATGTCCGAGCCAGCATACAAGCTGGAGTTGTCGATTTGATTAGGAGGATGTTTACGCCGTTCTCTAAGTGCCTTTACTGCCTCAGCTTTTGTCATCTTGTTCTGCCTCTAATTGAGCGTTACATTCATCGTAGATGTTTTCTGATTGGAAAAATGGATCTTCCTCCATGTAGCTTGTATAAATTTCGCGGTTAAGATTTAGATCTTCTATGAGATCTTTAATCTCTTCGTCAGTTGGTTTAACAATCTCTTTCAGTTCCTTACCGATGCGGTAGTATTCATTACGTAAGAACTCAATCTTTTCGTGTTCTTCTTTTGTCCAACGAGGACTCAAACATACTTCGCTCATAATCCCAATACCTCATCCGCGAAGGCAAATACCTCTTGAAGAATTTCGCGGCGATCGCTGTCACTATCCAGAATCAGATCTTCCACATTCTCACAGCTTCCTTGGTCGCCAAACTTTTTAATAATTATCTCCATCAATTTGTCGAAGTTGTTATCTTCATTCAACATGTCCAAGATTGATGGTTGACGGTAGTAATAATGACCGGAGGCTAATATTGTTGATCCATCACGTAATGCTTGTTGGATCAATGGTTGTTGCATATGGTTATACCTATGGATTTCTCTAACTGCTTGATCGAGATCTATAAGGTTATTACTATCGTTTCTACTTGAAACAGTTCTCTTGATCTTCATGCTCGCTCCTGTTACCATTGATACACTCGCGTTTGTTTCGTAAGTCATGTAGACGACCTCCTGGCATCTTTACGGGAGTGTATCAATGATGACAGGAATCCTATCTTTTTGCTTCACCATTTTTGATATCTCCATACTGTGATACCCGTTTAATGTTCCCAGAATCATTCCGGTACTTGGAGACGGCTATCTCACCTTCGTATTTGCTTTCTACAAAGTAATAACCTTCTGAGGCTAGTTTGGCGTGTGCTTCCTTGTGTACGGGAATGTTCCACGTTTGTCTACTCATTGATTTTACTCCTATTCATTATCAAGCTCAGGTTTCTTTCGAGGTATCGTGTTGCATCGGGAAGAGTTGATACCTCTCCTCTCATAAATCCGCTTTCTGGATTGATGATGAATCTTTCTTCATCATAGGATTTTTTGCAGGTCAATATCATGAGGTCTTTAGCCAGCTCCTCAGATGGCACAACCATCACAGGTATTGCCATCTCCACTGATCTTGGAAGTATTGCATCCGCCCGCCGGGCAGTAAAAGTCCCGTCAGCTCAAAGATGTATCACGGTTCTCATTAATCCTCCTCAATGGGCTCATCGACATCGGCTTGCGTGTACCCAGTTAAGATCTCTGGGCGGTAGTGTGAAAGTTTTTCCCCTCTGCACTTGGGACATACGCGGCACAGAGGAATATTCTGTGCGTCATACTCCCACCATGAGGGTAATCCGCTTCCACAGGGACAGGGTCTGCTATCTGCCATCTTTTTTCTCCTCTTCTTTCCAGAACTCCAAATTGACGAGATCCTTAGCTCCTGGGTGACTGACATAGCGTAGCACCCAATCGAATGCTTTTGCCTGTGGGTTATTAGCTAATTGACCAGCAGATCTTCGGGTTGTCTTGAAGACTCCATCTTTACCGATGATTCCGAGGTAGCGATAGCTGGACTTATGGCCTGATCCCCACAGGACGGAAACGAAATGAACACTACCATCGTCGGAGATATTGACCTTAAATTTATAGGTCTTGCCAGTTGGTTTGGATGCGATGGTAAAACTTGATTTTCCGGCCATCATGTAACTCAAAATCTCCTTCGGATTTTTCATGAGACTCGGTAGGATTTCGTCTGTCATTTGTCAAGTATATTTGATAAAGATCTCTTTGTCAAGGGTTTACTCACCAGATTTTTTCTCCGGCGGGTCCACAGGTGTGACTGTGTGCCACTCGTTTCTACACCATCCGCGGCCCTTTACCTTGTTCATTATTATCCTATAACCGCTGCCACACTCAGGGCAAGATGTGGCATCTGCTATGATGACCGAAGTCTGACGTGGGTTAAGTACAACGATCGCGCCTACACGTTGAATCTCATCCACGTTCTGTCCAAGCCCTTCATGACTGTGACCCTCTTCTCTACCGGTGTCATTTGTAGTTGTTAGAATATAATCCTTACCTTGTTTCTTCTTCATGATATTCTCCTTCTTCTATGTCGATCATGTCAAAAGGTACAAGTGCTCTGAACCGGATATCATATACTCCTCTTACAGTACCGAGTATCTGATGACACCCGCAGCATCTAACTAGATTTTCTGCACACAGCTCTGTATCAACCAGAAAATTTTGAGGGTGGTTGATGACATCCTCAACTATCTTATTGCATCTACACTTCTTCACCCACTCCAGCTGAGCAATTTCCTCGGCAGATTTATATCGAGCTCGATGGATCATGGCTTCTCGATTACCTGAAAGGGCATGTTATGAGCTGTGTGTAAGAACCCTTCATTGTCTGTGAAGACAACAGCATCAGGTTCTCCATGTCCGGAATCTATCACGCTGACTAGAGTACAATCCTCATACTCGATGGAATCCCCGCCACCCGGATATAAGATGACCTTCATTGTTTATCCTTTCCGCTCGGGAATGTCCCGATATGGTGATGAAACTTCTTCTTCTTCCTGAAACCTTTATATACGTAGAACCACACACCTCCGAATATGAAAGGAGTTGCGACTACCATCCACCACACGTTCATTCATCCTCCTCATGTTCTCCATCAGTGCAATCGCAGGACTCTACTGCAATCAGGATTTTCCTGCGACCTTTCTTAACTCTGGTGACCAGATCTTTACCGAGCTCAGCCTTCTGAGCATCGGACATGTTGTATTTGTTAGCGAGATAAGTTACTGCATCCTCGCGTGATTCGTGAGAGCTGCCTTGGTCGTCGGCGTCGTAAGCCATCCAATGGGTATTCATCTGTGCCTCTCCGCCAGCTTGGTTCTCTTCTGAGACTCCAAGTATTCTCTCAAGGTTTGTGGGACGAGGTCGAAGTGCTTTCCGTCAGGATGGCGATACGTAATCCAATCTCCATAATTTTCGATGTATCGATTCTTCGCCAGATTCGCTTGAAGAATCATCGAGAAGGAATGCCAGCGAGCAGTGGTTATTGTTCTTGAGCTGAGTCCGTATGGTCCTTTGAATACGGGGAAAATGACCTCATTCGGATTGTCCGGGTTGTGGAAAGCCAGGTCGTAGCGCAACATATCAGCATGTCGCACCTGGGTCTCTCCGAGTTCTGGGCGAGGTCGCATATCATCCTGTCCCATCAGGGATTTCACAGTGTAGATTTGAGCAATCATAGTCTTATGTTTCGTTTCCTCTCGTAGATCTGATTGTCTGACATGATTAATATTAATTGTCAGAGATCTTTGTGTCAAGGGGTTTGTCCTGCCTGTCACTCCTCATAGCTAGGATCTCGTCGGCAATCATATATTGGCCGAGGCAGTCGTCGAGGTCGGACAATACCTCAGCACAGCCACTACCGTCCTCGGATATCTGTTCTCTGGCCTCAGCGAGTTCCTCAGGCGTCGGTGCGACCAACTGCAAGTATTCTTTCGTCAGGACGTTAATCTGGTCTCTAATGGCTTCCAAGCGAGCTGAGTCCCAGGAACGCAACAAAGCTTCTTTCTGCTTGTCTGTCAGAGGCAGCCTTGCGCGATTAAGAGCTTGATGCTTGGTAAGTTGGAGGTTAATTTTTCCGATCCGCGTCACAGCATTCTTCCATGACGTGGCGGGAGGTCTAAACTTTTCTGTAACTATCGTCCTCCCGCTGAGAGGGTCGTAGAGTTCGTAATGTGTTGGTGTTTTCATATCACTGTATTCTTTCCTTCGGTATCTCAGTTCTTTGGTCCATTGTCACCTGTAAGCAGTAGATGGCAAACTGCTGCCACTGCTCATCGCTGAATTGAACCATGCAACTAAGAATTTTCTTTATGTTCTTCACAGAGGTGTATGGCGTTATATCCCCATTGTAGATTGCCTCAGTCAGGGCATCGTCGAGTTCTTTATTCATTTCGTCTTGAGTCATCTCTACCTCATTCAGTTGTTAATCCTCCCGATTCAAGGAGGCGGGAGAAGTTACGGAGGTTCTCTTTAATCTTCCATTCCTTCTCCAAATAATAACTCACTTCCTTATCCAAAAGCGGAATCATTGTTGTTCCACAGTGGGTAGGTCCAGGTTTGTCGTACGGAAATAGTTTTGGGTCCATTAACTCTACATGCCCGCATTTGAAACAACGGCGAAAACCGACAAACGTGTCTCCCCCTACAAGCACCTGTGCGTGGATCAGTTCTTTTTCCTTCAAAACTCAATTCTCCTTATTACTCAAGTTGCAGGGCAATTTGATTGACCGTGGATCATCCGGTCTGCCAGCGGTCGTGACAATAACGGAAAGTTTACATAGAGAACACTCAATCAAAAAATACCCACAGCGTTTGGCCGGATAGGGGAGGCTAGTCTCACAATTCGCTTCCTGTCCACGGGTCACATCCAGATCAATCCCATTTGGGTAATCCGGGTTAGGCGGGCACTGCGGCTCTCTATGCCGATCTATCCATTTCACTCTCAGATTGCTATTATCCATGTTTTCCCCATATCGATATTTTTAGCCTAATTGCCAATAAAGAGGCATCTCAGGGCATCCCTGATTGCCTCCTGGCGTCTCCGATTGCATTCAGACTATACTAGCCTAACTAGACTAAACGGCGATTTCATATCAATTCCACGATCAAAGTGCAGACATCTTCGTAGCATAGGGGTGTTTCCTTTTGCATCTTCATACAGAACTCGATAAGTCCTTTGAGTATCTGCAAGCGGAGTTCTGCATCTTCTCTGTCCTCTTTCGATGTTGTGGGAGATTTAATGAGGTTCTCTAGCTCCCACATGTCCATGAGATGACGATGTTCCTCCATTATTCCTCCGCTCTCTTGAGTTGATATGCCTTGTTCGCCGGATAATGAACCTCGAAGTAGGTTCCATTTGGGTCATCGATGTGAAGGATGATGGACTTGTTGGTTATCTTGTGAATGTACGCCAGGAACTCATCCTCTTTTACGGTTGGGAGAAGCATGGAGAACATCTTCCTGGGTGCCTGCCCACGTTTCAGACGAACCAGCACATTCTTTCCTTTAGCGATCACATCATCTTTCTGCATATTATTTCCTTTACCTCCGTTAGTCTTGTTTTTCATAGGCTAATTATAAATGCCAGAGATTCTCTTGTCAAGGGTTCTATTGCATTCCGACCATGTGGAGAAGGTATTTTAATCTACCCTCAAGATGTTCCCACATCTCTTTGTCATAATATCTCTGATTGACGGCATCGTCTCTCACCTTGTTGAAAATCTCCATAGTGGTAACAACACTCATGTCTCTCTGCTGTTCGTTTACCTCTCTTGGGATTAGCTGGGGTACAACCGGTATCCTTTTTTTCATGACTTCACCTTGGCAGTGTTGCACTTCTGCCAGAATCCTTCCACCGATCCGAAACCATCCTGGCCCGTCTTGACCCAGTTCTCTCTGTGATCCCCATTGAATCCTCCGCACTCTGGGCACATGTTTTTTTCCACAGAGGTGACAAGTGCTTGGGCCAGTTGATAACAGAACTGTCCTTGAAATAGGACTACGCAATTGCTGTCATAAGATGTCTCTTCTCGAACGATAACAGCAGCCGCGAATCCCGGCATCCTTACTAATTCAGCTTTCATATACTACCTCCATAACTTTCATGATGGCCTCGTAGGCGGTATCTCTGGATGATGCGGGTGGTATCGAGTCCCACAGGTAAGACAGGTTACGGGTCCGTCTATATTGTCGAAGTCGTCCCAGATGAGCAGGTCTACGTTGTCGTTCTGGCAGCCAGGACAAGGCTTGTCTGTCTGCATCTCTGGCTGATTTGGGTCGTCGTAGTTCTTCGCCATGTCAATCTCCCTCAATCGTTTAGTATCGTTGCACTTGAACCATTATCATGGAGATATCTTACTGCATCTTTGTCCCATGAGCTCACGTAATATTTCTCTCCATCAATATCAAGAGCTCTGGGGAAATTTCCCGGCGGAAGTTGTAGCGATGAGGCCTCTGTTACCAGAGAATATTCTTTCTCATCAGCCATTTCGGTGAAGTCGCTAGCAGAGCAGGAGTGGATGCCGACGAATCGGAAAGTCATTTGATCTCCAGTGATTGGCCATGACATTTATGACCACAATTAATACTTGTACAACTCCAACATTTTCCGGCCTTGCAATTACCGCTAATAGAACCAACAGGGATTGACTTTCCCTTACCACTCTGGCGCCCCGGCTTCGCCGGTTTAGTAAGAGAACCGACTAACATTTTTATTTTACCACTACGGACAAGAGCAGCAAGACTTCGTGTTATTTTCATCTTCTCACCCCAAGAAACTCGATAACAAGTGGAGTTGAATGATAACCGGCATCACCATAGGACTAATTCCCTTGTCATCGGGGTTGATTCCTTCTATCTTGACTAGAACAGCCAACTCTCTGATAGCTGCGTCTAAGTTATCCCGCGCCACGAATGGGTCGGGGTTACGAGCTCTTTGCAGAGCTTCGATTGCCAGATCGATTACATCATTCGATAACACATTTCTCATTTTAGCTCCTTCGGTACTTCCGGGTTACCACCTTCCATTACATTAGGTTTCAAGTTGATGCCATCGGCCATCTCTTTACCTTTAAGATATCCTTCAGAGTTATGACCTCTAGCCCCCCCGAGACTCCTGGCTGACTTGTCTCCGAATTTTTCCTTCATATAATCTCGGACTGCCAGAGCCTCCTTGTTGATTCTTACCAGAGCAGTTTTTGAGCCGGCCCCTTCCATCTCGCGCTTGGCCTCCTCAAATCTTTCATGGAGTCTGGTAATAAAACCAGCTCTCCAACTCTCCTTGAAGTGATAAGTCCTGCCTAGGTATCTCCCTCCTCCGTTATCCTGAGCCCGACATTCTCTACGCAGCTTCATGTATGCCTTGTGGGAGAGTTTATTGACAGCGCGGATCATGGTGACATACATGTATTCCGCAACCTTTATGTCGGAATGTCTGCCCACAAACCAGATGAGCGAGCTGCCTTTGGCAGGAACGAGAATGGAACAGGAATGTGCTCTGGCGATGACTCCTCCAAGAGTTTCCATCCACTCAATTCGTTGGCCGGCGACTTCAACATCGGGAAAGTCAACCATTACTCTTACTCGTGAACCAGGTGATTGGGGCATTGTGCCACCGCCGACCCGATATTCCTCAACTGGTTCGTCTTGGAGATGCTTGTTGTACTGGATGTCAGTCATCTCGAGTTTATGTTTGATGAGAAGTCTTTGAATCATCTCGGCGAAAGCCTGTGCTTCCTGCTCGCTACCGAGGTCTTGTGCTGACTCCATGTGGGCCCTGAGTTTGCCCAAGGTGTCGAGCACTTTTTCTTTACCGTTCACAGATATACCTCCTGAAATACTTCTAATGGAAGAGAGCTTGGCATGAGCTCATCATGAAGATATTTGTCGAGGATTCCTTTGAGATAGTGGAAATATTCTTCCCCTCCGACAAAATCTTCTGGTTTTCCAATAATGAGGACATTGTAACAGCCCTCCTTATAAAACCATCCTATGCTGTTGTAACTAAATCGTCCTCGCAGAAAGTTGATGGTGCGTCTTGCCTCATCTTCACTCTGCGTGACAACCATACCGATGGCATTATCCACCGGCTTAGGCTGAGATTCAAATTGTTCCGGCATTTTATTTGGCCTCTGTATCTATTTTAGCTAGAGTTTCTCTATTTGTCAAGGGTTTGGTATCTCTTTAATGAGCTCCTCCAGCTCAAGTAAGCCGTTTGATCCTTCAATTCCGAAACCAATACGGTTGTCCTCGTTCACGAACAGGTCTTTTATTAACTTAAGACGCTGCTTTAAAGGCGGATCGGGGGGAGACCATTTTGCTTTCTCTTCCGGCGGCAACTTGTCCCACTCGGGTAAATTGTGATCCCAATTATCCTGCCGATATGCTTCATACTTCTCGGCTGGTGACGGTTCCGGTGGTGTGAGAAAGAATTGGGCGAAGTCGGAAACTTTCTCAATTGGAAACCGGTGCAAGTTGGGACAGACCACGGCAATATCGCCGCGTTCCCATGTATGATCGAACTGAATATTGCACTCCGGACACCGCGGCTCTACTTTAGCGGTCATGGGGTTTTACCTCGTACCTGCAATCTTGCAATTTGAAACAGCTCGTGGGAATCTTTGCGTTGCCAAAACGTCCCGACCTCAACCACCTTTTCAGCGTCTAGGCCGCGTAGTTTATCTTCCCGATCGCCGAAGATGCATCGTTTGTCTCCTTTGGCGTAGTCCCTGAACTCACGGTAATTACCAGCGAGAACGATAATCGGTTTACTTCCCGTAGTGGTCATCTTAATCCTCCCGATACGAAGGGATGGAGGTGTCTTCTGGTTGAACAGATGGAACCATTTTTTTCTTCATCTTCTGAACTCCTTGCGTGAGCAGATAACAACATCGCCTAGAACATAGTCGCCGGGAAGGCTTCCGGCTTGTCGCAGCAGTTCGGTTGCTTTCTGGTTCAGAGGCTTTAGAGGCCGATGAAGCTTTGCCATCTCATCCAACAGCATCAAGCTCCCGTCGGCTAGTCGGATGACTTGAATCATATCAGTTGTGAGGATCTTGTAGAGCTCGCCGTTAAAAACGAACTTCTTATTCCGAGGTTGCAGATCCTCTTCAGTTCCGTCAGTTTTTACTAGTTTTCCCATGTTTACCTCCTGAGATGAGTACGCAGCTCTTTTCCAACATTACGAATAGCTCCTGCTTTGGTGCTTGCACACCCGATTGCCTCCACAATATCGGTATCATCGTAAAGTTCAAGAATGTCCCACCCATCTTCATTATAGTGTTTTCTTGCATGTTCTTTAACCGCGATTACCAATTGATCCATGTCTTACCTCATCCTGCACTGATCGCAATATGCCATGTAGAAGTTTACTGCTCTGTCCTCGTCGATTCGCGTTGCAGGCGCATCGCAGTTATCACACAGAGCCCGTTCGACCGGCTTGTTGCATTGTGGGCAAGTCGGTTGTTTTTTATGTTTGAGTTGAAGTCGGAATTTCAGAGCATCAGTATCTTCTGGAGTTATCCAGCGACAGCATGGTTCGCAGTGATAGACAACGGACGATTCTCCGTGTGATACTCCGGTTGGATGACCTGGCGGGTAATTCGATAATGACATGCCATTATCATAATTAAGAGATTCTCGCATGTCAAGGGGTCTAGGAAGAGGAGCGGACCTCCGAAGTCCGCTCACAGATTACACAGGTTTACAGGCCGGCCTCAGTCGTCAACTTCTTCTTCTTCCTCTTCCTCTTCTTCTTCGTCGTCCGAGGTTCCTTCTTCGTCGAGGGGTTCTTCTTCTTCTTCGCCCTCCAAATCCTCGGTATCTTCAGGCTCCGCCTTCTTCTTTTTCTTGGTTGCCTTGGTTTTGCCTTTGCCGTTTTTCTTCTTCTTTCCTTCTTTCATCTTGTCGATCAGTTCCTTGATGTCGGAAAGATCTTCATCCTTGTCCCATTCATAGCGGCTGTACTCGCCTTTGGTGTTGTAACCTTCGGCCCTGAGCAGGCGCCGTAGGGCTGTTGGTTCGATACCGAACTTCTTGGCTACCTCGGTTGTGCCGATGGTATTTTTCTTTTCCTTCTCTTTCTTGGTTGGTTTTTTGGATAGTACTTTCTTAGCTTTCTTCTTTTCTGCCATTTTGTTGCTCCTTTTTAAATTGTGTGGTCACTTAACTTCCTCCACTGCTCCAGCCTTCATTAGCTCCCCCACAAAGCGGGTGCAGATTTTGTCAATTGGTTGTTTGGTCTTGACCTTGTCCGGCGCAGCTTCGATGATTTGTGCGAGCGTAGCTCCATCAGGGAAGGATTTTATCACACTCAGCATTTGGGTTGCACGTCCGGCTGGAACTTTTGGATGTTTTTTGATGACCCGAAAAACAGTGGAGAGCATGGATGCCTTCTTCGTAACTCGCTTGGCCTCCCCGTTCTCCCCCGGCTTGTAACTTGCCAGAGCTATGTTGTAGTCCCGGATTCGTTGGATTTGATTCTTCTCAAGATGTTTGAAGTCCACATTATGCTTGAGATCTCTATACCAAACCATCTGGATGATGCCGTGGAGTGGATGCTTTACCAGCTCGTAGACGAAAGGTGTGACGCTTAGACCATTTGCGAGGGCCAGAGTTGTGACCTGCGAATCCAGCAACAGGTCCAAGCACGAGTTGGATCCTGAATAGGTCCCTGCGCCTAATACCTTATCGAGATTGTGTTCATCGACGTGGAATGTGATTTCGCCTTGCTTGAAGTAGGCGCCGGTCTTGCGCGTCACTACGATGTGGGGCTCGTTGATATCAAGAGGAGTCTGGGCTTCCTCATAGCATTTGTCGGAACAGAACGGTGCCCCTAATCGCTTGGAATAAAACTTTGCGGGTTTTTGGCACCGACATTTCTTTTTGTCCATGTGGCCTCGTCTAGTCTATATTAAGTCCTTTGCTGGCAGTATGTCAAGGAAATCTTTGAAACTTTTTTTATGCCGAGAATTCCTTGCGATACTCCCTGTTAACTCTTTGCCGGATAGATTCACGAATCCATTCTGAGATGCTCTGCTTGGGCCAAGCGAGCTTCTTGAGCACTCTTAGCTCACGTTGGGTGAATCTAACGGGTTGGATTGAATCTTTAACAACACGCTTATGCCCGTTCTCGGGTTTCGTCTTGAGTTTCTTGTTTGTCATAGACGTATATTAATTCTTATACAAACTTTTGTCAAGGGATCCAGCTTGACTTTGAGGAGCCCGTTTGCTATAATGAATTCTGCTGGGATGGCGAAAGTGGTCGGTTACTTCGTGAAAAAAAAGCCCGACTACGACTTGTTCCTCCCGGCACTCTCCCCACCTCTAGGCCCCTTGACAAAGGGGTCTTTTTTTGCTAGAATGAAACATGCTTGATATATTGAAGATTAAGGATCTTCATGAACGCGGCTTGACAACTGGTGAGATCGCTCTGGCATTAGGAATGGAGCGTAACCCAGCAAGTCGAAGAAAGATCCGAGCTGTATTAGGTGGAGTAGGAAATAAATCACAACTTAAACACCCACAAGGTAGCAATAATAGGAAAGGTAGAAAGAAACGACAAACTTCATGGGATGGTTCTACCAGAGATACCGGAGTTAACGGCTTCTGGAACTCCGATGAGTATGTGAATCGTAGCACAGGACATCGCAAATATCCAAACCGGCGCAGTGAAGCTGAGTACTTGCTGAGTGAATTGATGGAATGGAAGATCAAAGGTAAGACGGCTGAATGGTTGAAGCATCTGGATATCTCCAACATCTCACCAGACGATCTATTTAAACTGCGTGACTTACTATCTCGGAAAAGACGAGACCCCGATGCTTTCAAGCGGAAGGTATAGATTGAGTATTTTGGATATCTCCAAAGTTTCAAAATAGCCGAGAATAATCTCATCACGATCAAGGGGAAGGTCTGGGTTTGAGAGATAAATTATCCAATAACACTGGATTCTTAAACGTGATTGTAAGTGTATTAATTCTTCTCGGGTGAACATTCGTCCTCTTCTACCGGCTTCTCTTCTACCGGCCCGCGAGTAACTAGAAAGAACGGCACACAGAAAAAAGCCGAGCCGTTACTGAAACAGAACCCTAAGCCTACACCGAACATCGTGAAATCAAGATCAAGCTGGATTCTTCCCCACTTCCATGTTCGCTCACTCATTTTTTTCTCCTCTTTTTAGAACTCTTTCTCGGCGTTGGCACTGGCTCTCCGATGAACTTTACACCATTCTTATTCTTCTGTGGGGTGCCATTCACGAAAGCTACCAAGTTCTCGTAATCTGCTTTACTGATCTTTTTCGGGTCTCTTTTAGGTGGTTTTGGTTTCGTAGTTATGCCGGTTCGCGGGTCCGTATAGGGCAGACCGGCGTCCAGTGTTACTCGTTTCGCAATTTCGTACAGAGCTGGGTTCACCCGGCTCACCTCGTCATAGTACATCTCGGGCGGCTCGAGGTCAGGCGGGATAACTGAAAATGTGATGGTGCTTCCGTTGGGTAGCGTGTACTTGTGATTGGCAGCATCATACGAGCCACCACAGAAGTACGTCATGAATTTCTGTATGGCGTGGTCGCGGCTTTGTTCACTGCGGAAGATGACTGCGCCATTTTGTACCTTCTCCAGGCAGTTCTCCAGTAGCCACTGGAACATCAGAATATCTCTCATTTAACTCACTCCTTTAGTTCTTGAAGGATTGTCTGTGTATCGGGATTCGTATTGTGCCGGAGTTTCTGGGTTTAAATGCTGAGCATCAACTGCGTCGGAATAAAACTTCCATGCATTCATCCGGGTAAACTCATCGGGGTGGTCGAATCCAATAACTTCCATTGCCAGTAGAATGTGGTGCGCGGCATGTAATGTGAGCCTCTCAAACTCCCTGTCCATGTGCTCGAACAGCGGAAGGTCATCTAAGGCTGCATGTAAGAACCCAGTCATAGGATCAGCATTCTGGACTATGTTGTTACGGATCCATATAACAAGTGCTTTGAGCTTTAGTGTATGCACGTTGTCCGGTGAACGGATAGCACCAAGCATGACCGTCTGCTTCTTCCACGAGAGTTTTTCTAGCCAAGGCTGGAGCACACTCATACTTTAACCTTCATGGCCTCCACCTGGGCTTGTTTTCTCCCGATTATGATTCCCAAAGATAGCATGGATGTATGAGAATAGAAAACATCAAACTGAAGTCCCAATACGGTTGCCATCGTGACACAGCGAATCCCAAGTGATGACATCATGAAATCAAAGAATTCTTTAAACATCTCATCATCGGCAAGGAGTCTGTTTCCGACATCGCAGATGGGACAGCCCAATTCGGATCTCATTGCCTGTGTGATTTGTTCATTGAAATTTTTGCGGTGTGATTCGCGGTGTAGTTCCTGTAACTCTGACAGTGCTGAGGTAAGTTCCTTGCTGTTGATGGTTGTCATCCTTCCTCCTATTGGTTTAATACTGTGCCTGTGGACGTTGGGGGCCCCATGGACAAAAGTCCCACGGCGTACTCAGTGTATGGACACGCAGCACGCAGGCAAATTGTTTTATTCTTTCATCTTCATCTTTTTCTTGTTGTCCTTGACGAAGGTTTTAAGCTGCTCGATGTTGTCAAACAGTTTCTGCCACTGTTCATAATACAATGTCACGGGAAAGCGGCCGAGGCCATAAACACTCACTCCGCCTTTATCGCTTACCTTGAAAGACAGGTTGGCTTCTTTCTTTTTCATCTCTTCCAACTGTTCCTGCAGTTCTTCGTAGGTTGGCTTCTTGTCCGCCATGTAGGCTCCTTTTGAATTGACTAACATAACGTAACATATGTTACATGCGAGAATTCACTATGTCAAGGGATGCCGTGTTCTATAATTTCCTTGTCCTCAGCACGGTGTCTCAAATCCAGAGATGTCGACTCACCCGTACACCGGCCAGTCAGCAGGCTATAAAATCCAGCACTCACTGGCTTCACCGTGTGAGGTGAGAAAGTTTCAAGCAACACGGGCAGCAATGCCTGACTCACATCCTTGTGATTAAGAACCCGATGGAATACCACAGGGATATGAATTGTGTGGCCTTTAGTTACTTCAAAGATAATGTATTTCATTTCTCTGTCCATTTTTCACCACCTATTTGATATCAAGGGGGTATTTTTTTACAGCTTCGCAAGACTCTCTGCCATCTCCGATGAATCCATCAAACTACTCTCGAGCTCGGAAAACATTCTCCGATGCACGTGGTCTTTAGGTATTACCTCCAGAACCTTAGCTATCGCCTCGCTTGCCTTCTCAAGACTATGAGCAGCATTGAGCAGGGCAGTCTTCAATTTTTTCTTCTTTCTCATATGCCCTCAAACACGGAGGCCCCATCTTCTGGGGCCCCACAGGTGTTATTTACCCAACCTGGCTTTACTCATCTTGTTCTGCAAGCGAGTTTTCTTGTTCTTGGACATACTACCCCACCGTAGTTTAGCGAGGTGCGACAAGTGGTCTTTCTGCGCCTGAGGCATCTTCCACCCCTTCCTCGTTTTCTTTTGCTTTCTCACTGTATGGTGTGGCGGTGTGTCAGGATGTGTACCGTTAGCCAACGCCATCGGTTCCAAGGCTTTACGTGTTTTGGTGGCACGTCTTGGCAGTGAGGGCATAATATCTTCAGGCCGAAGTAGCGTCCCGTCCGCCTCGGCGAGAAGTATCGATGCCACCCTGAGGGTAAGTTGTGACCGAAGTACTGAGCAGCTTTCTGCATAGGTACCGAGCCAGCATGAGATGTGACCAACTGCAAACGCCGTTTGCTGGTCAATGTCTTGTCCATTCATAGTTTCTCCGAAAAAAATTTTTTGAAACGTAATATATGATACATGCGTCAGGATTCTTTGTCAAGGGTTGAGGTTCGATGGCGTTCAAGCATAACTCCTATAGCCATCCCGTACATAAGTGAGAATCCAGCCAGGTCTGATGGCCGGGCACCACGTTCAAGCGATTCAGTACATATCTCAATGAGAAGATTCTTGGCTATGGGCTCATGAATCACGAACTGGCGAAACTCTCTGATGAGATCTTTCGGCGGGCTGGCTAGAAACTTCTTTACTACTTCATTTATCTCCATGATGTTACTCCTGTGTGGTGTTAATCTTTATATGTGATGTGCCAGTATGCGAACTTGTTCTTTACTCCCCAACGCTCTCCTACTACCTGCTGTCCTGGGCCTATGGCATAACTATTTTTCTGGCGCAGCTGCAATGGTAATATACCCACATCAGCAGCTGCCCTGTGTATGATCTTGTGATCTACCTTGAGTTCTTCTCCCAAAATATCTCGCAGAAAGTCTCCCACAATGTCAGTTCCTTCCGGCTTTCTAACTCTCACGGGAGGCTCGATGGGCATGTAAATAACCTCTGGTGTTGTGCGTGGATATGAAGCCCCGGCCCTGCCATTATACCAGCACCATTTCATGTGGGCAGAGTTGTCCTGGGGCCATACCATCCTATGCATTTCTCTATCTTTTATACTAAACACAACAACCTCGGGGATCCATAGATAGTTATGCCTGCGGCATTCCTTGAAGATTTCTACCTCAGGGACAGGCAGCTTGTCCCGAGTTAACTCCTCGACGAACTCAAGTATCTGCTCGGATGGATACATCCAATACCACCCATCTTCCATCTGGATAGGTCTAGCTCCCACAAGACGGAGTGCTTTACTGAGCGTGATGAGGCTTATTCGATATCTGTAGTTAGTTACTGGAAACAACTCGCGTACAGAGGCAAAAATCTCTTGCTTAGTCTGCATAGGACGGTTGTGGAAAAGTCCGGCCGGCTCAGACTTCTGCATGTCGTGTGCTTCCTTCTTTCTTCGGTCGTGTAGGTGTTTCTTGATATCTTCTATTTTTTCTCTCTCCGTCTTGGTTTTTTTCATGAGCCGGGGAGCACGGATACGGGTAGATAACTCAGTGTAGGATGCTAGTGGGAGCTCATCAGCCCGCTGTTTAGCTTTCCAGAGTGTTAGTTTGGGGTCTATTACAAGATGATAGTAATGCCGTGTAACTCGTGAAGATGACATGCTGTGTGTGTTGGTGAGAATATTGACTTTGCGAGTTACAAGTTTTGCGCCGAGGAGATTAAGTGCTCGTTTGAATGTGAGGTAAGAGTAGAGAGATTTTATGTTGGTAAGCAGCTTTGAAGATGCTGAGATGTACATTCCTTCTCTTTCAAATGCATGATAAATCTCGTGAATACAGTCGAAGATTTCTTTGCGAGGTCTGGACATAATTGGCTCCGTAGAATTGCATGAAAAATGATAACAGAGGGATGAGGACATGTCAAGGGAAGGGGGCAAAGAGATGTCAAAAAAGTAAAAGGTGAGAAATCGCTGGGTTATCTGCTTATTCTTAGATACGGACAGTTAAAAAAAATAGAAAAAACGCTGGAGACAGTAGCGTTTCTCTTTTGAGTCGAGGTATGAATGTTTCATTTTAAAAAGTCGTGAAGATTGAGATAGTGAGAATATGATTTTTACTGGATTATCATAGTAGTTCATTTTATTAACACTTGCTATCTAAGAATAAGCAGATAATGCAGATATATTTAATCTCAAAACCAGCAAAGTTTTTAAAATGATCCAGCGACTTTTAATCTCGATGGAGGCAAAAAAGAGAAGTTAGAATGATGTCGAAAATACCTGAAATCAGGGGCGAAACTCGGACCATTTTTAAAGATCGTATAAGAATTTTTTTTCACAGGTTTGTGATCGTTTTTTGGTTTGAGGATAGGTTGCTAGATTACTCCGCTAGACCGCTCACACCCTTGCTAGATCGGGGTGGGGTGGTGTTTGATACTCCCTCGTATAAGAATTTTGATTCTCGTATAAGAATGAGTATGAGAAGTTTTCAGGTGCCTTGAATCTTCGTATAAGAATTTTGTACCATACGTTGTGGGGAGTTAATTATGAGAGTAACACCAAAATGTCGGAGGGACTCAAACACTGAAGGATTCAGGCGTAGAGCAGAGCTTGATGACATGACCACTGAAGAAGTACAGGCAACTGACGAGAAGCCAAGTTTGAAGCATAGAAGGAAAGGTGGCAAGAAAAGGAGTAAAGAGCAGGTTTGTCTGGACATACGCTCGCAGAAGAAGATCATGGCTGCGGCGATGATCGGTGAAGGAAGGTACACACTCAACGAGGTAGCCCAGACTGTGGGAATGTCCAGACGCCAGTTGTTGGCTTGGAAATCTCATGATGAATTTAAGGTGATGGTGAACAACAGTGCAGAAGCATATGCTAAGAGATTCTTGAGCGAGGGTCTGGCGAAGAAGGAGCGGAGGCTAGCGGTGCTCAACGACATGCACGAACGCATCACCACCGCAGTGTTTGAGCGCGGGGAGTCTGATGATATGGCAGAGGTCCCAGGAGGGAGAACTGGGTTGGTCACCCGCACGCTGAAGGGGATTGGTAAGGGTGATGATTTTCAGGTGGTGGAGGTGTATAATATTGATACACCCGTGGTGGACTCATTGATCAGCATACACAAGGCGGTGAGGGATGAGCTGGGGCAGAACATCATGAAGCATGAGTTCAGCAATCCCGACGGATCACCCATACAGCCACCCAAGATCACCGTGCAGGTGTTGCAGGTGGTCAATAAAAAAGACAAAAAGAAGCCGGTGGCTAGAGAGATACTTATGCCACCGGCGGACGAAGTTAAGCGTTGAGAATCTTGCCCAGGGCGTTGAGGTCGGCTTTGCCCAGAAGGTAACGGGTGTAGACACCGTCGTCGTATTTGTCCATGTCACGAAGTGCCCGGCGGAGAGCCTTCGGGGTCGTCTTGAGGATCTTGGCCGCCTCGCGTGTGGTCATGCCACCTTTGGTCTGTTTGGCCTCACCGTTGGTCTTGGTGGTCTTGGCCTCTTTGCCATTGGTCTTGGCTTCGGTCTTGGTCTTGGCGGTCTTGGCGATCTTGGCCTTGGCTGTCTTGGCGGTCTTGGCAGCTTCGACCGGCTTCTTGGCCAGGTTGAGAACGGCGGGGTTAGTATCGATCGGTTTAACAGTTTCGTTGTCCATGATTTGTCTCCTTTGAATTTCTTACTTGCATTATCATAAGTTATCCCTGACAATTTGTCAAGGGGGGCTCAAATTAATTTTCCAGGTGGTCACTCTGTTGGTACAGCTTGTAGATCTGGAAGTCAGTGAGCTCCTGGGGTTTGGTGATAGCGCGGAAGTAGACGAAGTATGTTTTCTTATCAACAACCTCGACCACTTCCAGGTGTCTTTGAGGGTGGCGAACGATCCGCGTATTACTCAATTCGTTTGACATGCCTAAGCATATCAAGAGATATCACAGATTGTCAAGGGATTTTCTGCTTGCCTCTAGGCGATTTGCTTCTAGTCTTGGCATGATACGGTCAAGACATGTCAGAGGGGATTTTAAAAGGCCACCCCGAGATGATAAAATGATATCTCAATTCGTATCTTGACTGTCATTTTGCCTAGTATTCCGGCCTCATGGGATCCGGTCCAAGATCTTCGGTGTCGTCAGGGTATTCTCCATGGGCGATTGCATCACGCAGCTCGCACATACCTATGCGGTAATCATCTACCGACTCCAGCTCACATTCTTCAGAGCAGAAGATGTACGGATGTGATCCTTGCTTCTTTTGCCAGGGGAACTTCTTGCCGCGGGAGAACTCATCTTCTCGGCGTTCGTGATACTCACCATTTGTGCTTTCCAGGTTGTTGGGGTTGAACTCCTTGTTGCAGAACTCGCAGCAGGGTAGTGAAGGTTCTAGCATCTCTTCAGATTGCATTTGGCTTAAATCCCTTCAGGTCAAATTCCCCGTCGTTATAAATCATGCACCAGAGGGTATCAAATCCCTGGAGGATGAATTTGATGGTATTGTCAGATTCATGCCAGCCAAAAATGAGGTCATGAGGTCCACCTTCATCCCCGTCGGTCAGAGATACATGGAGGACGAGGTCAGCGTTTGCAGCTGGGTTGCAGGAGACGATTGTATAACGTCCATAACCTTCGGTAAAATCTTTGGCGGTGTATGGGTGCTCGTTATCAGTGGGATCGGCGGCGTCGTGAAAGGAGTTAAGCCAGGTTACATAGAGATCAAGTGCTGCGAGGAAGATTTGTTTCTGTTGTTTTTTGCTTGTCATTTTGACTTCTCCAGGAGAATTTTGACAATTTGGTTTTTGCCGAGTATTGGCTTGTGGTTGGTAAAAGAGATTAGTCTTGCCAGTTTTGCCAGTCTTAATTTCATACAAGTATCTTATACGAAAAAGATCACCTTGTCAAGGGGAGGGGGTGCTCGTGGCAGGTAAAGAGCTTCGTGAAGGATCATTACCCAATGAGGGAAGGGTAAATTACTTCGTGACCTCAATTACCTGCCGCGACCGCCCCCTACTGTGGTGGCTTCGGTTCAAACCTGATTCTACCATCTATACACAGTGCTTCAAGAATCTCCTCGACGGTGTTGAGTGCATTGCCGTCGATGTCGAAGTGTTTCGTTCCCCTCGCCAGTGCTCTCTCCACACTGGCGATGAGTATACGCGCATCATCGTCTATACTTCTCATTCTAACCTCCGTAGTTTAGACCTTCGATTGTTTCATCTATGCTCTTTAGTTCCTCTGCTGCTTCGACCGTCCTCCCCTGACTTAAGAGATCTCTTGCCATTTCCATGCACTCCACGCGCCAGTCTAATACATCTTTTAGCACCTCAATCTTTGGTATTCCATCCTCACCACAGTCACGCATGTCCTCGAACACGCTTGTTCGGCTATGATCTAGTTCTTTTGGTGTTGCAGCTATTAGCTGCTCCAGCTCAGTGGTGAGTTTACTTATCTCGGTTTCAATCTCCCCGATACGTGGGTTGCTATCTCTTATAATTTTCATATCTCCCCTAGTCTTGTTCAAGGCATTTAAAATGGAGGTCGTAGATGTATTGGCAAACACCATCACATGCATAGTCATCCAAGTTTGCCAGGAGCTCTTTGGCATCATGGAGGTCTTGACCGGCGTCGGTTTGTGATTGGTCCATAGCATGGAGCAGATTTGATGCCAAGGTTACACCAGCTTGAACGTAATCGAACCCGTCGTCGGAGTATAGCCAGTGGTCGTCATTGCAGAGTGTTGCGGTGTGTTTGAGTTGGGCGATCGTAATCTCACGGAGTTGAATTTTGGTAAGAGAATCGATATCGAAATATGTCATGCCTGAATCGTATAAGAAAACGAATCTCTTGTCAAGGGATTTTTGCGACTCGAACACCCCACATTGTGGGGTTTGTTCGATGCTATCCCCGAAAGCCGGGGTATGCGTCATAAGTTTTAAATGCGTCATGCCATTGCTTGTTATCCCACGATTTCATTTCATCCCAGGCGGTTTGAATTTCGGATTTGGGGAGTTCGAGGGTTTTGGCTAGATTGGCAATAAACTCCTCAGCGGTGTATGATTCATGATCGTCCCCGATGGCATTGCCAATTAGCTCCATCGCATTTCCCGCATCCCCGATGTCAGCACCCTCATTGCCAAATTCGGAGGTGAGGTTGTCGATGGTTAAGTCAAGTTTCGCGTCAATTGCTTGCAAGAGGTTTTGATATGTCATGCATAAATCGTATAAGAAAATAAACTCCTCGTCAAGGGGAAGGAGGTGTTGGTATTGACGACTCAGACTATTTCTAGTCTGATGGTGTTTAATCAAATATCCAAGCATGAACCCACCGGGTGTTTTTATGTGAGGTTGGAGGAGGTGGTTCGAAATTGTCATCGAGCGATCGAGGGTGAAGGTCATGAATTTCTTGGCAAATGCCACCCGTAAACAAGTGGAGTTTGTTATCGAAGATGTATCTTGCCATATCGAGGGTGTCTTGAAATTCTTGAGATTCAGAATTTTTCATGCTTGTATCGATTGTCAGATCGTGGAGAAGGTCGGCGAGCGTAATTGCTGAGGTTAGATTATCATTCGTTTCGTCGGAGTGTTGCCAGTCATCGTCAGTTGCGAGGGTGGACATATATTTAAGTTGAGCAAGGGTTAGTTTACGTAATGTTTCGCGGGTTAACGTGCCAGAATTGAAAATTGTCATGCAATAATCGTATAAGAAAATAAACTCCTAGTCAAGGGGCTGGTGGTGTTGGTGATCACCCCTACACTAACCCCTCATGGGGTTTAGCTGTCAATCGAGTCAAGGAGTTTGTCAGCCAGGTGGTCTAAACCCTTAGCAACCTCCAGGAGCTTGTCTTGGTTGTTGGTGATTTTGTACGGTGGGATGGGTTGGGCATTGTCAGTAAGAAGTGCAAAAAGGCGTTGGAGTTCGGAAACGATTTGTTCAGTTTTCATAAGTAAATTGTATCAAAGTGGAATATGTCTGTCAAGGGGCTGGTGTTGGTGTTAAACCCCCCAAACGAGCGTTTCGTCTGTGGGGGTTAGTTTAGCCATGCCAGAGGATTCCAACCGCGCAATCGACTGACGTGAGAAGTGGTGCAGTCACACCGGGGTGGGGGTCGGCGAGGATCATGTACAGTCTTGCAGCCATAATGACCTTCATGCAATCTCTGCCGCAGGGGTCGGTGATCAGGAGCTCTTTCAGTGTTTCGTCGGTTGGTGGGTGACCGAGTTGTTCGGTGAAGAATTCATAGACGTTTGCGGATTTGCAAGCGGGACAAGCCAAGTGAGGTTGGTCTTGGCAAGTATGAGATATGTTTGACATACAGACATGATAAACGAAGGGATTTATTTTGTCAAGGGGGTGGTGATCTCAATTTCAACACAAACCCCCGATTCGTTTTCGGGGGATTTTGTTATGACTTGATATCGAGGATTTCTTGACATATGCCAGTGTTGTCAAAATTGTCAAGATCGAGGTTTTCAAAGTCTTGGGGGTTGCCGTCTTGTACGATGTCAAGAAGTTGTGATGCCAAGTCAAGAGCTGATCGTGTGACATCGTAAAATTCGTCTATGCCAAATTGTCTGGTTGATATCGTGCCAATATGTTTTTGTTGCGCTAGCAATAAGTTGCGAATTTGATTCATGTCCATGCAAGAATCGTATAAGAAAGCCAATCCCATGTCAAGGGGGTGGAGATTTATTTTTGGGGGTGATCGAGGGGATCCCGAACCAATCGGGGTGTTGGTGGTGTTGGTGGTGATCACCCCAACGCAAAAGAATGAGAGATCGGAGGATCTCCCATTCGGGTTAGGATGAGATGACGATGTAGGTTGATATTGCGATGAGGATGAGGATGGAGAGGAGTGAGCCTGAGAGCACCGCCCATGCGATGGAGGTGAAGGAGATGACGAGGAGAAGTTTTTTGTCGTTTTTCATGCTTTCCTATCTTGGGATGCGCAAGCGAAGATTATCAGAGCGAACCACCCGATTATCGTCCACCCAAAAACAAGGTTCAGGGAGAGGATCATGAAGGTGTTTTTGTGTTTTCGCAGCCCGGCGATGGTGGTCGGGAGGAAGTAGAAGCCGATCGTAAAACCGGCTAGGCCGATCAGCAATAGCGCGGCTGTGACTGTATTGGGATCCACTTATTTGTCTCCTCCGGGGGCTGGGGTCTGGAGCAGGGCAGATGCCCGAGGTATGGGGTTTAGGGCTTGCCAGCAGGGGGTGGCGCGTTCTAGCATGGCGGCGATGTTCATACGTCTTTCTTGCGGGTCAGTAACTAATAGCATAAAACCTCCTCGAATTTTTTTCTTATACGTTCGTATAAGAAAATGACGCGCTAGCTTGATGACTAGCGCGTCCGTGTCTGGATTTACTTGCCAGCTATTTTTTTCTTGACAGCATCCAAGTCGCTTTTTGTCAGCAAATAGCGCGTATATTTGCCGTCGTCATACTTGTCCGTGTCGCGTAAGATGCGACGCAATTGCTTGGATGTTATGCCAAGAATTTTGGCCATGTCGCGTGTCGTCATTGTCTTTTCAGACTTGACTGGCTTGGATGTCTTGACTGGCTTGGATGTCTTTTCGATTGTTATTGTGCCTGAATTGGCTTGATCGTTCGTTTCGATTGCGTCATTTACTAGCGTGTCCATGAATAAGATAATAATTTCTTATACGAATTTTGTCAAGGGGGTTAGAAATTATTTCTTATACGTTCGTATAAGAATTTTTTTCGCAGTTTGGTATTTGAATTGCTTGGAGAAGCATTCTTATTTCTGGCCAACCGCAAGGTTGCCCTGATACAGGGATAGGATTTTGTAAAATCACGAAGTTGCCAAAATTTTTTTCCCAAATTCCTACAAACGTCCCATGCCTTGACTGAGCGGCATAGCCTCTGATACAATTCCCTAATGCAGATTAATGCGCAGTTTACTCCGGAGTATGCTGGTCTCTTTCGTCCCATGCGCTACAAGGTGCGCTATGGTGGCAGGGGTGGACTTAAGAGCTGGTCATTTGCGAGAGCTCTGCTCATCCTAGCTACCGAAAAACGCCTCCGTATCCTGTGTGCACGCGAATTACAAACATCGATCAAAGATTCAGTCCACCGCCTCCTGGTTGACATGATAGACCTTCTCCAATTATCCCAATGGTTTGATGTCACCAAGACTTCCATTACACATCGCCTCACAGGTACCGAATTCATTTTCAAGGGTCTCCGCCATAATTTTAATGAGATTAAGTCCACAGAGGCTATCGACATCTGCTGGGTTGAAGAAGCCCAGCTTGTATCATCATCCTCGTGGGAAGTACTGATACCGACGATACGAAAAACCGGCTCAGAGATTTGGGTCTCATTCAATCCTCTGGAGGAGACTGATGATACCTACCAGCGTTTTGTAGTAAATACCCCTCCAGATACAGATATTCTTAAGGTCAATTGGGACCGCAATCCATGGTTTCCCCCGACACTGGAAAAAGAACGTGTTTACATGCTCTCCATCGACCCTGAAGCCTACGAACATGTGTGGGAAGGAAACACACGTAAGATTGGCAGCTCAGTCATCTTCAAGAATCGCTACGTGATTGAAACCTGGACTACACCAGACCCATCCTCACTCAATAATCTTACTATCACATCATCACCGCTGTTCCGTCATGGACTGGATTTTGGTTTTGCTAATGATCCTATGGCGCTCACGCGCAGCTATACTACGGGTGAGCCTCCGGACGAGGATTTGTGGATAGACCGTGAGATTTTTGGCTTTAACATTGAGATTGATGATTATGAGAGTTTTATCAACGAGGGAGATCCTAATGCTAACCCAGGAGAGAGTTCCGCACACGGCATTCATACGGCAAAGACCTGGCCCATACACGCTGACTCATCCCGGCCGGAGTCCATCAGCTACCTGGCTAAACGCGGGTTTAATATCACCCCAAGCGAAAAATGGCCGGGCTCAGTGGAAGATGGTATCGCGCATCTCAAGGCGTTTCGCCAGATCCATATTCACGCATCATGCAAGCATATGCAGGAAGAGGCACGGTTGTATTCGTATAAGGTCGATCGGGTCACAGGAGAAGTGCTGCCTATCATCCAAGACAGACACAATCACGGGTGGGACTCAGTACGCTACGCGCATGACCTGTTCATCATGCAGCGCGGCGAATTGGCACAGTGGGAACGCTTATCACAATAAACCACACGTAACTTAAGTTACACTCCCATCATCATACTCCCACATTATCCCACATCACACGTAGGATTTCATATCACCGTAGGATTTCTCATCTTAGCTTGACAAGGCACCCAGCTCATGGTATATCATTTCAGGGATGTCAAAGTTGTCAATAAAACAAGCAATGAGATCTGCATCCTCAGCAGAGAAGAAGGCTTTGGCCCGTTCGGCAGACTCATTCACGAACTTCATCGCTAAGATGGGCTTGGGAAACGACAATATTACTACCGGTGGTTCATACGGTTTTAATCCCATCACTCGCCAGAGGCAGATGCTTGAATGGATTCACCGAGGATCATGGCTTGGCGGCGTAGCCATTGACTTAGTAGCTGACGACATGACCCGTGCTGGAATCGATATCCGCGGGAGGCTTCCATCGTCCGACGCTGAGAAGATACATGAAGAATTTGTCCGTCTGAAGCTGTGGAAAAAAGTAAACCAGACAATAAAATGGAGCCGTCTGTATGGTGGTGCTATCGGAGTAATACTGATTGATGGTCAGGACCCACAGACACCATTCCGCTTGCAGAGTGTCGGTAAAGACCAGTTCAGGGGTTTAATGGTACTGGACCGCTGGCAGATCGAGCCTAGCTTTAATGATCTTATCACTGAGCTCGGTCCTGAGATGGGGCTGCCTAAGTATTACAAGATCATGAGCACAGCACAGGCATATCGCGGCATGAAGATACACCACACCCGTTGCCTCCGTCTTGTGGGAATTGAACTTCCGTTTAACCAGTCAGTCACAGAAAACCTGTGGGGTCTGTCGGTCCTGGAGCGTATCTACGATAGGATGATTGCTTACGACAGCGCAACAACAGGCGCATCACAACTCGTCTACAAGGCTTACATCCGTACCTACTCTATCGAGGGTTTGAGGACTATCGCATCACAGGGAGGAAAAGCGTTAGACGGTCTCACCAAATACGTAGACATGATGCGGCGATTTCAGAGTATTGAAGGTGTCACGCTGCTGGATGCCAAGGACAAGTTCGAGGGACATGTTCACAACGCCTTCAGTGGAATCGCTGAGTTGCTTCTCCAGCTGGGGCAGCAGCTTTCTGGAGCTTTACAGATACCGCTGGTCCGGCTGCTTGGTCAGAGCCCCACAGGACTGAATGCCAGCGGGGAAAGTGATCTGCGTACATATTATGATGGCATCCGACAGAGACAGGTTTCAGACCTCACCATACCTATGACAGCTATGTTCCGTGCTACAGCTCAATCTCTGGGCATCAGCATACCTGATGGGTTTGTCATTGACTTCAAGCCTCTATGGCAGCTTACGGACACGGAGAAGTCAGAGATTGCATCCAAAGATGAGAGGACAACACGTGAGGCTCATGAGGCTGGTATTATCAATCGCCAGGATTCACTGAAGGAACTTCGCGCGTCATCATATACTACTGGCAGGTTTGAGAGCATCAGCGATGAAGAGATTCGTAATGCTGAATACGATCTACCTCCGCTGCCTGTACCTGTACAGGTCGCTGCTATCAAGGCTGGTACTGAAGTCCCTGAGGGTCGTGAAGCAGGAGTCAACGATCCATCATGGGGACGTGGTGAGTGGGGAACGCGAGGAACTAAGTCGAATGGCAAGCCCACACAGAATGGCCCCACGCAAGATAGCTCAGCCTCAACACTGGCTTGGCACACCGGCTTATATATGGTCATTGAAAATCCCGCAGGAAGTGTAAGACGAGGTAAAGATTGGGAAAGTGTTATGCCTGTAGATTATGGGTATATTCGTGCCCATACCGGGGCTGATGGGGATCAGCTTGACGCTTACCTCGGGCCTGATCCCTCCAGCCCCTACGTATTTGTTATTGACCAGCTGAGTCTCAGTCCTGCCCACTTTGATGAGCATAAGGTAATGTTGGGTTTTGACAGTCAGGATGCTGCTCTGGCTGCTTACATCAAGAGCTGGAGCGATGGTTCTGGACCAGCACGTATCGGTGCCGTAACATCTATGTCAGTAGATCAGTTTAAAGCGTGGATTACCAAGGCTGATTTGCAACATGCTGTGGGAGATATTCAGGGTCAGGTTACTCGGCCTTCTTGAAGGAGAAAATAAAATATGAAGACTCTAAAGATTATCGCTTTCTTTCTCGCCGTGTGTATCCTGTCCTGGGGAGTTACCAGATTAACCAGCGTAGTGATGGTAAACAGCACAGTTGACAGCACATCACTTGGCGCTACGACTCCGAGCAGTGCCGCTGTAACTACTCTAAGGATCAATACCGGTGTACCTCCTGGGAAGGGTTTCCAGCACGTCAGGCAGCTAACCTGTACTACTCCGGCAATAACCTATGGCACTTGCAGTACAACAATAAATTGGCCTACCCCTTTTGTTGACGGTCTCTACAGTGCTGTCTGTACTCTGGACAGTACCAGTGGTTCCATGGTCGTTGAAGAAACAGGAAGTAAGTTCCCAACTACAATGATCGTCACCGTAGGCAACTACGGAGCAAATGTTAATGCCAACGTGGCAACTGTTAACTGTGTTGGCATACACGATTGAGGAGAAAAAATGAGTAATCACACTATTAAGCTCTCAGACATGAATGAAGATGCACAGGGAAACCCGGTAAGCCTCCAGCCAGGGCCCAATGTGAAGTGGTCGGTCACCAATACCAACCTGGCCTCAATCGCTCAGAATGGAGATGGTTCTGAAGCAATCCTTATGGTTCAAGCTCCCGGGCAGAACTCCATAGTGGTGACAGATGGAATTGTGACAGCCGTTCATCCATTTGAGGAGAAAGAAAAGAAAGAAAAAGAGGGAAAGGAAGAGAAAAAGGGGAAGAAGGAAAAGAAGGAAAAGGAGTGAAATCTCCGCTCGAGGTTGCTACCTTTCCTCTCTCGGTTGAATAGCGGAGACACCCGGGACTAGAATCCTTCTATCTAGTCCCGGGCAACAAGTTTATGATACAGGAACGACGCTTAGTTCGAGAAAGATTCCGCCACACTGGGCTGGCTGAAAATCAATACAGGAGAACACTGGTCTCAGTAGCAGAACAGGTGGACAGTCTCATCAAAGGCATGATGCCGGTATCTCTGAGAAACCTGCCGAGACTTCATGAGGTAATGCGCCAGTATTCCGACGCTCTGCGTCCTTGGGCTCTGTCAATTACTCAGAAGATGCATCTTGATGTTTCCAATCGGGATCTGAAAGCATGGACTGACCTTGGGCGTTCTGTAGGTCATGAGCTTCGTCCCCGTCTGCTTCATACTGATATTGTTCTACGTAATCTTCTCAGTGAACAGGTTGATTTAATTACTGGAATACCTCTTGAGGCTTATAATAGAGTTTCGGGATATGCCCAGAGGATGTTTTCTGAAGGAATTGACTATACTGATGAGATCCTCCGTACTGGCTCCGTGGCTATGGGGAGGTCAAACTTCCTTGCCATCACCTCGGCAAGAAGGGCCTCCTCGCTGGTCACGGAAACTCGAGCAGAGTCAGTAGGGAGCACATCTTATATATGGCGCACTCGATTGGATACAAATGTCAGACAGCTCCATAGAGAGCTGGAAGGCCAGGTTATCTTGTGGGGTAGTCCGCCAGTATCCGGTGATAACGGCCAGAGAGCTCATGCTGGAGCTATCTATCTGTGTCGCTGTTGGCCGGAACCAATTTTGCCAGACGTGATCGGAGGTCACTATGCCATTGCAAGAGGGATCGAGCAAGGAAGTTATCAGTGAAAACATTGCCGAACTTGTTAAGTCCGGACACCCACAAGAACAGGCTGTAGCCATTGCCATGAAGAAGGCTGGTAAGAGCAACAATGCCAGCTATTTTCCTGTCAATGACAAGACTCTAGCTGACATCAACAAGGATCATCGGGAGCTTTATCCGAAGAAATGAAACCTCGTTACTTCGCTACCGAAAAGATAGGTCCTAGCAGGTATCTGACCCCTGAAGGATTTTTAGTGTGTCTGGATGTTCCCATCGGTCGTGTGGGGACAATGATGTACGGGCCGGGTGAAACTCCCGTCCAGACAGGCTATGATGGAGTAGCCTACATCGATAGAGAAGAAGTAGAACTTTTCAGTGAAGCTACTTTAACGAGCTTTAATGGAAAGCCTGTAACGAATGACCATCCTACGAATGGAGTGGACGTAAACAATTGGCGTAGCGTTGCCATGGGTTACGTGCAGAATCCTCGTAGAGGAACGGGTGACATGTCTGACTACATGATTGCCGATCTTGTACTCACTGACTCGGTAATCATTGAAGAAGTTTTGAACGGAAAGAGAGAAGTCAGTTCTGGGTATGATAATGATTATATCCAATTTGAACCTGGGAAAGGCCGCCAGGTAAACATCATCGGAAACCACGTAGCGTTGGTAAGATCTGGCAGATGCGGTTCACGCTGCGCTATTCAGGACAATGCCTCAAAAGCATGTCAGGGAGGTTCAATGACCATTACTTTTAAAGAACTCAAGGCGAGAGCTTCAGAGGCATTTAAGAACCGCGATGAGTCGGGTTTAAACAATGCGCTGAACTCCATGCTGACAACTCAAGATGATTCTGGCGGTGTGATTCATGTTGATGGCGATCTTGGAAAATACGATGAGAAGTGTTTGGATACCTCATTCTGCAATCTCGAAACTCGTATGAAAGAGCTGGAAAAAACCCAGGACGCCGACATCCAGACCGCTGTTGATGCCAGTATCAAGAAATATTTCGATGGTGCAGACTTCAAGAAAACTTTGAACGACGCAGTTTCCGGCGCCGTGGCAAACAGCACAGATAAGAAAGACGAGAAGAAAAAAGAAGATAAGAAAGAAGATGAAGAGACCGATGACGCTTCTGTCTCTGATGAAGAACCGAAAGCAAAGGGATCCAAGGATTCCGTGATGCTTGAAGGTAATTTCAATGACACCGTGGCTCTGGCTGAAATCATTTCACCGGGTATCCACATTCCTACCTTTGACAAGGCGGCGAAGCCCGGCGACACGGTAGAGGTTGTCTGTGGGTTGAGGCGCAAGAGTTTACAACTGGCATCGAAAGATGCCGAGACCGCGGATCTCATCAAGCAAGCTCGTGGCGGACGAGTTCTGAGTGAATCGGAAATCAAGACTATGGATTGCTCTCCACTGCGTTCCCTGTTCTTCGCTGTTGGTGCTTTGAAGAAAGCAGCGAATAACAAGGCGTCTGCTGCCAGTGGTTCCGTCGATTTAGCTGCGGCGGCCGGAACTAACAAAACATCTATCGCCGACGTGAATAAGAGGAACCGCGAACGTAAGTGGTAGAGATCAGTTTTCTCTAACCTGCCGTCATTGCGGCATTAACTAAAAAGGAGAACTCTATGTTCAAACATTTCCTTAGTCTTTTCCGCCGTCATCCGGCAGGTCATTTTGTTGGTCGGCAGCGGACTCATGATGTTGCATTCCAGTTCCGTATGGGAGCAGGCTTTATCGGTGATGTTAACCGTACTCATCCCGCTTCCATCGAACCTTGCAATACTGATCCAACCAATCCTCCGGCAGCATACGGTCTGGGTGTGGTAGCTGTTGCATCGACTCAGTCTGTTCGCCAGATGCTTGCCACTGACACCGCTTTAACTGCAATCTACGGAGTTACCGTCCGGCCCTATCCGATCAGTCCTAACAGCGCAGTTTTGTTTGGTTCACTGTCCAATCAGGGATTCGGTCCTGTCGCTCCACAACCTGGTGCCATTGATATTCTGCGGTCTGGTTATATCATGGTGAAAGTTTCCGGATCTGTCGCAGTTGCCAAAGGTGGCGCGGTCTGGGTGTGGATTGCGGCATCCGGCGGATCTCATGTTCAAGGCGGGTTTGAGTCGGCATCCGGCGGCACTTCAACCATCGCTCTCGATGCTAAGACCACTTGGAACGGTTCCGCTGATGCCAACGGAATCGCTGAGCTCTGTTTTAACGGATAAACAAAGGTTAGCATAACTAACCAATTTTGAACAAGGAGAACTGAATATGTTAACCTTTGATCGTCAGATGAGTTTTGATGAGCAGGGGAATGCACAGGGAAAACGGCTTCCCCATACCTACACAACTCACGACGGAAAAACTGTTGACTCGACAGGTGCTTTCCTCGTGGGTGAGCTTGAACGTCTCGACATGAAACTCCACGAACCCTTGGTTATGACCAGTTGGGGTCGAGACATAGACCTTCGTGAAGATGTGACGATTGGCGATGAAGTAACCAGCTTCATGCTTTCGACTTACGCTTCCGCAGGAGGACTGGGAACTGGCAATGGTATCCTCACAGGCAAGTCGTGGATCGGCAAGAATACTGACCAGATCACGGGCGTTGGACTTGATCTGGGTAAGATTCCCCATCCATTGCGGCCATGGGCCATCGAGCTCAAATACACTATCCTGGAACTCGAATCGTCCATCAGAGTCGGACGACCGGTTGACCAGCAAAAATACAATGCCTTGCTGATGAAGCATGACATGGATATCGATGAACAGGTCTACGCCGGCGACTCACAATTCGGTGATACCGGACTCATGAATGCCACTGGCGTTACAGCAACGAACGTCGCCGCCAGTGCTTCGGCCGGCAACCCCACAAAGTGGATAAGCACAAAAACTCCGAATGAGATTCTTGCGGACGTCAACAACGGAATCACTGCCGTGTGGGCAGCAAGCGCGTGGAAAGTGATGCCTAACCGCATTCTCATTCCACCTGCACAATTCGGATATCTCAGCTCCACGATTGTCAGTACAGCTGGTAACCAATCACTTCTCAAGTACCTGCTTGAGAACAACATTCTAGTCTCATCCGGTCAGGGCCGTCTTGAGATCTTTCCAGTGAAGTGGGCAATTGGCGCCGGTGCTGGTGGTACCATTGGAACCCTCGGTACCAACGATCGCATGGCCGTTTACACAAAGAATCAAGAATATGTCCGTTTCCCCATGACTCTTCTGAATCGTACTCCTCTTCAGTACGAAAGTATCTATCAGAAGTGCACCTATTTCTGCAAGCTCGGTGTGCTCGAGGTTGTATACCCGGAGACCATGGGCTACTTTGACATGATCTGATGTTATCTTGAACAACAACTTCACAAAAGCTCTAAAGAATGTGAGGAGATTAGAAATGGTTGACGAAAAACAACAGGAACAAACGCCTTTTGCCTCCGCAGCTACAAAAGCTCCGAAGTCTCCAGAAGATGCGAAGAAGTCCGGAGAGGGAACTGTCACC